TGCTAGAAAAATAAAAGGTACTGCTAAAGCTGTTGGGTTTGGAAATAGAGCATGGCAAGGAGCTAGAATAGGAAGACAGATTATTACAGGTGCTGGTTATGAAGCTGGAGTTGAAGCTAGACATCATTATAATCATTTAAAAGAAGAAATAATAAATGCTTGGACTAGAGAAAGAGGAAGAAAATTAACAGATGAAGAGTTAGCGGAAATAGAAGAAATAGCTACTGCTTCTTCTAATGCTGTTTTTGCAACAAATTTAGCACTAGTAGGAGCTAGTAATATGTTAATGCTAGGAAAGTTATATGGTCCAGGCTATGCATTACAAAAAACAGCTACAGGTGCAGGTAAAGTTGCATTTACTACAGCTAAAACGGGTGAAAAAACTGCTAGGGCTGCGTATAGAAGTACAAGTAAATTTAGACAAACTTTAAAACAAGGAATAAGTAGAACAAAAAATGTATTAGGAGTTCCATTATATGAAGGGTTTGTAGAAGAAGGTGGACAAAATGTAATTACTACTGCGCTCCATGATTATAATTTTCATAAATATGGAGATAGTAAAAAAAGAACAAAAAGTATGCTTGAAGCTGCTGTAGGAGGCTTCAATGAAACATATGGAGAAGATGATGGTATGACAGAGGTGATGATGGGATTTATATTGGGTGCAATTGGATTACCAGGACAAGGAGGAAATATTATAGCTACTCAAGAAAGACTTAAAGAGGTTCGTAAAAAAGAGCAGATGTCAGATTTTATGGCTGACTATTATAATAAGAATAAAGATTTAATGGCTGCAATAAAAGCTAATGCAGATTTCATGACAGAAACGCAAGAACTAACTGCTTTAATGGATAAGGCTATGGCAGATGGTAATATAGCTGCTTTTAAAGATTTAGAAAACGATCAAATATTTTCTTATGTTAAGTCAAAATTAATGACAGGCCAATTTTCTGATATAAAAAGTGATGCTGAAGCTATTAGAGAAATGTCAGATCAAGAATTTATGACGCAATTTGGTTACGATCAAAGTAATTTTTCAGATCCTTCAGAAATATCTATTAGAAAAAATCAAGCTGCAGACTCTATTATAGAAAGAGCTAGAAAAATACAAGAGGCTTATAAAGTAGTAGATCAGATATGGGATCCAGGAAATGCATGGACAAAAGATGAAAGAAATGAAATTAGAGATAGAATGGCGCACGATCTTTCTGTTCTAGATAATGTAGATGAAAGAATGCATACTCTTGAAAATAGATTAGCAAAATTAACAGGAGGAGTTATTCAAGAAACTGAAGAAACAAAAGAAGCAGGAGCGACTAGAACAATTAGTTATAAGTATAGAAATAAAGAAGGGCAAGAACAAACTCGTACATTTACTATAGGAGACTTTTCAAACGGCTCTTTATTGTATCAATACCAACAACTTTCTGAAAAATTAAAAGGTGATATAACGCCTATAGAAGGCTTAACAGAAGAGCAAACTAAAGAAGTAATAGAAGCTCAATTAGAACAGCTTAGAGAGGCTATAAATGGTCGTACAGGAAGTCCTGAAATAGATTTAGCTAACCTATCTCCTGAAGAGATAAATCTTTTGTCTGCATTTAGCGATCAATTAGACAATTGGATTAAACAAGATGACGCAGGAGGTGTTAAAAATCTTAAAGAGGTTATGCAAATCCTTAAAGATTTAAGACATTTAAGAGGAAGAAAGCAAGAGTTTATACAAAGATTTAATGAAATTGCATACGGTAAAAAAGCAAAACGTCAGTATATACAAAGAGTAGAAAGATATGTAGAAGATATAGGTAAGGAAACAGCTATGGAGGGTATAAATCATCCTAGAGCTAGACAATTATTTAATAAATATGGTACAAGTGCTAAATTTAAAGTTGGAGATAAATATTATAGATTTACTGAAGATGGAAACTTAATAGAAGAAGGAGATGACACTGCTACTCCTGTAGATTCTAGTATATTAAAAGATATTTCTCAGCAAGATATTATTACAGATTCTCAAGAAAGAGCAAAGAAATTTATCGAGGCTTTAGATGCTATTAAAAAAGATAAAGGGGAGAAAGTAAAAAAGGTTATTAGACAAATAGATGAAACTGAAAAAGAAGTAGAAGCTTTAATAGATAAAATTGTAGATCAGGGACTAGAAGATCAAGTAAAAACAGGAAGAAGTAAAGGAAAATTTATTAAACGTAAAGAGGTTAAGAAGACATTAGATAGTCTTAATGAACAAATAGATACAGGATTTAAACTTTTAGAAGAATTAGAACAAACTAAAAGAGACTTACAAGCTCAAATAGAATACATAGAAAATCTTGTAAACACACATTACGATCCTCAATCACAAACTTTTGTTACAGATCCTATACAATTATATGAGACTGGGCAAGAAATGATTGTTGAATCTGCTAGTCAGCTTGGAGTCCTTGCAGATATACTTAGTCCTCAAGATATGACTATAGATCCTGGGGTAGCTGAACAAGTAGCTAACGAAATAATTGATTCTATAAATGAGTTTTCTAAGCAAAATGAAGAAGTATCACAAACTTTATCTGAAAAATTACAGCAATTAAGAGAATATAGAGATGTATTAGAAAAAAGTTTAATATCTAGGTTAAATGAAATGCCTGGATTAAGAGCTAGTGCTTATCCTCAATCTGAAAATATGAATGAATTGTATTTGGATACAATTAATGATTTAGAGGTTAAGATATCAGAAATATTGCAGCAAGAAGAGGATATGAAAATACCCCCTGAAGATAGGATAGGTGCTACATTAAAGTTCCAATTTGATATTCTTACAGGAAATATAGAATACCAAAAACATAAAGGCTTCCCTACTTATGAAGATTATAAAAGATTTATTAGTAAAAACCCTAGTGTATTTAGAGATCTAGATGCTTTAGGATTATCCGTGCTAAGAGAAACTGAAATAGCATTTGGAGAAGCTAGATTTTTAAGAAGAGAATTAGAAGCAACTGATCAAGAAATAGAAGAGTATAAACAAATACTAAAACAAATAGAAGCTTCTAAAGATCCTACTGTAGATAATCAATTGCATGCGGCAACTATGTTACAATCTGCATCTAAATATACTCAGGTTATTGAAGAAATGTTACAAAAAATGTTTGAACTTCAAACAAAAGTAATAGAGCCTAAAGCAGAAGAAAGCAAAGATAATTCTAGAGAGAAACCTTCTACAAAAGAAAAGAATTTAAAAAATCCTATTAGTAGAAATATTGATGAAAAAGATATTAGAGAAAAGGGAACAAAATTTAAAAATGTAGGAGGTAAAATATATTATAGACCTGATATTTCAAATACAGGATTTTCAAAAACTGCAGGAAATCATTATCAAGCCTTAATAGATTATGAAGATTTATCTACAACTGATAAAGAAGGAAATTTGATACCAAAAGAAGGTCTAAGTGAGCAGGATATAGCAAAAAGAAATAATGCTGAAGCTCAATTAGTATTCTATAAAACTACAGAACAATTTTTAGAATTAAGAAAAGACAGTAAATCAAAGGTAGGATTAATGCCTGTAGTATCTTCTAATATACCTAATAATTTAAAAGAAGAATTAGGATCCCCTATAGATCAGGGTTCAACACCAACTGTAAAAGTAACCTCAGAGTCTGAAAGAATAAAAGCATTAGATAAAACATTAAATAAAGAAGATAGAGGCTTTGTAGATTTAATGCGAAAAAGAAAAGGAAGAAGTCAAGAAATAATTAACCAAACAATAAAGCAAAAAGCTGGTAATACTGCAGCAGGTAATCAATTATTAGAAAGGTATAAAGCTGAAGACACATTATCAAATCCAGAAGGAAAAAGAGAAGCCCAATTAATTTCTGCATTTAGTTTATTATATACAAATAAGTTTCAACCAGTAAGCGCAATTGAACCTGTTTTAGATGGTGAATCTGGACGTGCAAGTAAAGTTGACCAAACTATTAGAGAATATGAAGCTTGGAAAACAAGTGGAACTGGTGGTAAAAATGCATGGTATAATACAACTACTAAATTATTTGATAATACAGGAGATATGAGTAGTTCAGAAACTGCTGATATAAAGCTTGTTTTAGTTTATACTAGTGGTAATAGAAAAGGTACTCCTGTTAGAGTAAATAACTCAGGAAAAATATCTAAAGATGGTAAAGGTCGTATTGTATATACATCTATGATGGACTCTGATTTTTATTTAAAAGATGAAAATGGAGATTATCTTGTAGATAAAAAAGGAAATAAATTACCACGGTTTACTAATAATAATAATTTAACTCAAACTGTAATAGATGCTAAAATACAAGAGCATAAGGATCTTAGAGAAAGTCTTATAGAAGAAGCTGAAGAAGGTAAGAAAACAAATAGAATTTTTACTATAACTAGCTATAACCCAGGAATGCCTAATGTAATGAGTAAAGATGGAGCTCCTCTTTTATTTCCTGTAAGAGGTAGAGCAGTAGGTAAAAAGAAATCTTTAAAAGATGTTGATATTAAGATTGCAAATATTGTTAATAATGATGGCACATCTAATATTACTGTTGGTGGTGTAATATATGATATACCTAAACCTGGTATGGTATATACTGTTATAAATGGTAATTTAGCACCTTTAAAAGTTAGAAATTTAAATGATTCTGAAGTTGACAGCATAGTTAATATGCTTAGGTTATTTGAAAAGAATATGGAGTTGTTACAAGCTCAAGGGATAACAGGTGAAGAACTTATATCTCGTGCAGCTGTTATAGAAGGAGCTGATGATGCTCTTCCTATATTTGAATATTTACGTCATATAATATATTATGGTCCTAATACTAACTTAGAAGGATTTGATAAACGTTTTAGACTTTCCTTTAATAAAAATCGTAAAGGGTATGTATATGGAGAAAATGGATTTATAAGTCAGGCACAATTAAAAGCAAATGATCCTGCAGCTATTGCAGATTTTAAAAACTTTTTACGTACTAAAACACATCAAATATCTAAATTTGCTGTAGATAAATCGGTAACTAAGGCTAAAGGAAAAGAAACTGTTTATACACCTTTTGTAGAAGTTTCTCTTAATGACGATCTTACTATAAAAGAAAAGAAAGTTTGGGCTAATTATAAAGAATATCTTTTACAAGAAAGAGAGGATACTGATTTTGCCCCTCCTCTTCAAACTAGTATGAATGAAGCTGACGGGGACTTTACTGCACCACAAACTAAGTATAGATATTTAAGATATACTGCTGGTAAAAAGCAACGTAGTACTTTACAATCTAATAATCCTATTCCTTCAGTAGAAGCTCCTGTAGGTAAATATGAATACGGAGAAGTTCAATCTGCATCTTTAGCAGAAGAAAAAAGAACTATTGCAGCATTAAAAAATAAACAAAAAGTAACTATTGAAAATAAAGATCTTGGAATTCCACAAATTGTAGATCCTACTAAAAAGGGGGCTGTTAAATCTCTTAATTCTGTATATGGATTATTTGATAGTTCAGCACCAGAATTAGAAGATATGACTATATCTAAGTATGTTTCTTTATTAGAAAAAGATCTTGATGAATATGAAAATGAATTCTATTCAGTTCCTTTTTCAGACTTTACATTTGTTAAAAGAAGACCAGATGCAGAACAGGCGTTAGAAAAAATTAAAATGAATACATCTAAGTCTAATTCTAAAGCTGCAGATCAAATGAAAAAGAATCAAGAATTTGATGAAAGAACTGGTAGTGATAGAGATTTCTTAGATTTATTTAAAGATGCACAAAAAACAATATCTGAAGGAGTAGATGAATATACTTCTAAAGATTTAAAAGATGAAGATTTTGATGATGATAATTTTGATGACGATTCAGTAGACGTTGCTAATTTAGATGTAAGAGGTATAGAAGGAGGAACAACTAGATTACAAGTAGAGTCTTCTGAAAGAAGTGTGGAAGAGGTAATGAAAGAGATTAAAAAAGCTAAGGAAATGATTCCTTGGGCTGATATTGAATTAGTTACAGGCTTTATAAAAGGAAATACTCCTTTTGTAGTAGGCCAGTCTAGAGGTTGGGGTAGAATTCTTGTAAGTAATTTAGGTCCTTCAGGCGTAGTTTATCACGAAGCATATCACCAAGTATGGAGAAATGCTATTCCAGTAAAATTAAGAAAGGCTGCAACAAGATATGTTAATAATTTAGATGGTATAGGTCGTACTTTTCAAGGAAAGAAAAAAGACTTTTCAAAATTTAACTCTCTTGAAGTAGAAGAATATTTAGCAGAAGAATTTAGAAAGTGGATTATAACAGGAGGTAAATATAAAAGTGAAATATATTCTGCCAAAAAGAAAGGTATTATAGCAAATATTTTTGATCGTTTAAAAAGACTATTAAGAAATCTTTTAGGATTAGATAGTAATCTTAGACCTTCAGATGATATGTTAGAAGTAGCTGAATTATTTCAAGGTATAGCTGCAGGTGACTATAGTCGTTTAACTGAAATGGATACTATAGCTATTAAAGATGCTGATCAAGATTTAAATGAAGTTAAATTATCATCGAGAGAAATTTTTGATAATGATAAAATAGCTAATATGGCACTACTTCCAGATAATAGAAATGGAAGAAAAACTAGCGCAAGGTTTTCTATGGATGTATTAAGTACTCTTACTAGACATTTTGGAGAATCATTATTTGAAAATGAAATACCTTTAAAAAATATTACTACTAGAGATCTAGATAAATTTACAACTCCTGAGAAAAAAGCAGAATTTAATACTAAAATAGAAAATGCTTATATCGCTGCCATAAGAAATATGGTAAAAGAGTTAGGAACACTGGGTAAATTAAAAAGAGAAGCATGGATTAAAACAGGAGAAAAGAATACTCAATTAGAAGAAGATTTAAAGCGTATTATATATCTTCGTAATTACTTAAAGTCAAACTATAGAAACGTTATAGAAGGTCATAGATCGTATTTAAATACCTTAGGATTAGATATCTCTCAAACTTATGATAGTTTGACAGATACTATGGATATTACAGAACTAGATCGTACAAAAGATGTATTTGGAATAATGGAATCTTTTGAGTTTTCTAGTATTGCTACAACTCATCCTATGATGAAGTTAATGATCGGTACTCTTCCAGGTTCATTTAATACTACTCAAACAAAAGGAGTAGTAGATTTTAATGAGGCTATGAATTTCTTATTTGAAAAGTTACAAGGTACTACAGATCTTAAAAGTCAATTACTTATATTAGAATCTTTAAAAGATACAAAACCTTGGATACAATCTTTATTAAATAGACTTAATCCAGATCTTTCTGGAACTTCTAATTTTACTTATAGTGAATTAAAAATACATAACTTATTTAATCAGACATTTTCTAAAACAAAAAATGAGTTTTTAACTCAGCTTATAGATGAAGACGGTAATATTTATAGTGTAGATGCTAATCAAACAACTGTTGCAAATTTAAAAGGTGGGCAGTGGCTTGCTAATCTTATGGGGAAATTGAATGAAAAGGGATTAGTGAAATTGGATAAAAAAGGAGAAGTAAAAATTGATTTGACTCATAAAATTAAATTTGAAAGTTTAAATCAAAAAATATCTATACTTGATTTTAGATCTAATCCTAAATTAAAAAATTATTTTTCAGGTGCTGCAGGTATAGAGTTTTTACAAGCATTTGGTATAGAGTTTACTAATCCTGAAGCTATGCTAGCCTCAACAGAAGAAATAGACGGTAAAGCTATTCCAGATATAATAAATGAAGCAGCTCTATGGATTATTAATCAAATTAGTTTGGACAGAAATGCTGCAAATATTTATGATCAGAATTCTTTAGATATAAAAACTAGACTAGGTAAATTAATAAAAGCAGAAATGCTTTTTAGTGATGATGTGATAGAACACAGACATTTTAATCCTGAAGGAAAACCTATATATGGTATTACTTTAAATACCTATATGAGTAAAATAGCTAATCAAATAACAAATGGTATTTTACCTAAACATTTAGATCCTAATTTTAATCCTTATACAACTAACTCTATTGTAGTAAGACAATTACCTAAAGGAGGAATTGTTAAAATGCAAGTTATAGAAGGTTTAAGAATAAATAAAATGGGTGATCAAGGAACCCTATCTAAAAATTTAACTCCTGCAGATAGAATAGCTTCTAATTTAAATTCTGTATTAAAGAATGGTGTATTTCCTATACTTAGAACAGGTGATTTAGGGACAGAATTTGGAGTAAAACTTCCATTTAATACATTTAGAAATATTGATAGTGCTAAAAAAGAAATATTAGGTTATATTTTAGATGAAATTTTAGTGTCTCAAAAATTAAATACAGAGGGATTAGGAAGCGATATAAATAAATTTAGAGAGGACGCTAAAGATTTAAGAGTGTTTAAAGACATTCTTGCTTTATCTGATAATGATCTATTTAAAAATAATTTAAAACGAGTTTTACAAGGAGAACAAGATGTTTCTGAATTTATGACTACGCACGGTGATCATATGTTTGAAATGGTTAAATTCTATTTAGAAGATCAAGCATCTGAAACCATAAAAATTTGGACAGAAAATAGAATAGTAGATAGTATTGATCGTGGTTATTTTGATAATAATGCAATAGATAATTCTATTATTCAAAATATTGTAGGAGATATTAAAAACAAACGTAAGCTTACTGATGCCCAGTTAATAAAAGTAGCAGAAGCATTTGTTATAAATGATTTTATTGCAAATACAGAACAATTGAAGATATTTTTTGGTGATCCTGCTCATTATAAAGCTTTTTATAAAAGAACAAAGGGTGCTGCGGGTACAAAGAAATTTGCTAGATCAGATGTATTTATAGATGAATGGTTAAACAAAGAAGAAAATAAAAGAAGAGACAATAAAGTTGCAGACGGAACTGCTGAGGTAGTTGTTATGGAAGATCCAATGTCTGAAAGTGTATGGAGCACTGAATATGAAAGATACTTAGGAGATCCAGGAAGATTATACAGAACAAATCCTGAAGCAGATGCAAATGCTTGGGCTAATATGCACTTTTATAGAGAACTTATGATTAGAGTTGGTGATTGGACAGATCAACAAGAAGATTTATATAAAAAGATGTTTGATCCTAATCAAGAAGACTTAACTATAGAAGAATTAACTGCGTTCCCTCCATTAAAACCACAGTATTTTGGACCTCAAGTAACAGGAGAGGCATTTAGTCCTATGTATATGATGAAGTTATCTTTAACTCCATTATTTCCACAAATGACTGTTATGAATGGGCAAAGAACGCAATTAGCGGATCTTATGGATGATATGAGTGATAAGCAAATTGATATTGTTTTACATCCATCAGGAGTTAAAGTTGGGCACAAGGTAACAGAAGAAGGTATAACCCCTCCTTTTTATAACGAACAAGGAGTTATTAATAAAATAGATCCTGACAGTGCCAGCACAATAGATTTATCTTACTTTGGGGTACAGTTAGATATTTCTCCAAAACCAAAATCTTTTTCTACTATAGGAACACAAGCACGTACACACATACTTGGTAATTTATATCACAATGGTGTTCCTAAAGATTATCCTGTAAATGCAGCTATTAGCTGGGATAATTTAAATGAAATTGAAAAAATAGCTGCAAGTCCTGTTCATGCTAAGGCAGTTAGATATACTCAATTAGTTAATGGATTTTCAGTCCAAGCCAGACAAAAAGTATTAGATAAATTTAATCTAATACAAGAAAATGGGAAATATAAACTTAAAGATGGAGACATGTCTAAGTTTATAGACTTTATTCAAGCTGAAATAGCAAAAAGAAAATGGCCTGAAAATATAGCTGAAGGAGTTAATTGGTTATTATCTAGAAATGAGAACGAAAGAGTATTTGATATCTTAGTTAATAAAGGTATGATTGAAACTCTTTTATTTTCAACCATAGGTAAGTCTGCTATTGCCCAAAAGTTTAAAGGGGATTTAAAAGTTCAAGTATCATCTACTGGATTTGAAGTAACAGCAAGGGCTGTTAAACAAAAAGATTTAAAAGGCAACTTTGGACTTGGAACAGGTACTTTAGAGTTTTATCATAAAGAAGATACTAATGATCGTAACTCTAAAACTCTTGGAATGGAGGTATATATGCCGCATTATTTTAAAGAGTATTTTGGACAAGACATGGAGATTAGACCTGACGGCATTTATAGTGCAGAAGGTGTAAAAGTTGGGGACAATTCTTTACTTGAAATAATAGGATTCCGTATTCCTACTGATGGATTGCATTCAATAGAATTTATAAAAGTAAAAGGGTTTTTACCAGAAGCTGCTGGACCTATGATTGTAGTCCCTTCTGAAATTACTGTAAAAGCAGGATCTGACTTTGATATTGATAAACTTACTTTATATTTCCCATCTTATAAAAGATTATTTGATGGTACAATTGTTAAAAGAAGATATATTGATGGAGACACTAACAATGATGAAGTATTAGAACAACTTTATAATCAAGTATATGGCCCTACTATTAATTATGCTAAAGAGTTAGATAGAAGCTTAGCAGAAGCAGATAGAAATAAAGAAGGAGATGAGGTATATGACTCATCTATAGAGGATTTAATGAAGGCTATGTTTGGTGAAGAAGCATTCCAAGATGCTACAGAATATACAGAAGCAGAGTTAGATGTATTATTAAAGCAATTTAAAGCAAATGAAAACTTAGATCCTAAAACAAGAGAAGATTTTGTTATAGATCAATATAAAAAATTAAAAGACAGATTAAAGTATATTCCATCAGTACAAGAATATATTAAAGAAAATAAAGGAAAACCAGCAGCAGAATTAAATCATCCAGGAGCTGTCCAAAATGAAATAATGGACATAATGAAAGATGTATTATCTGATCCTGATTCGTATGAACAATTATTGCATCCTATTGGAATTAAAAGATTAGGAGATGTAGCTGATGTTGTTAGAGCGGCTACAAATCAACCTATAAGATCTGAAAAAGATAATTTAGGATACGCAGAACTTATATCTTTTCCTAATAGACATAAAGTAAATACAGAACTTATGGTTGGTAAAAGAGGCTTAGGTATTGCTGCAGTAAATGCAACACACCAAGTAAAGAGCCAACTAGCTAATTTACATGTTCCACACAATAAAATAATAAACCATTTTGGAAATGAATTTAAAATAGGATTACATTTTGAGGGATTTGAGTCTTCTAGTCAAGGTGGAGTAATTGATTTAGGGAGGATATATGATTCACAAGGAGAGAATATTAGCGAGGTTTTATCTGAACTTGTAAATGCTTTTGCAGATGTATCAGAAGATCCTATAATATTAGATTTGAACTTAGTACAAGAAACAGCTTCTGCTGCATACTTTTTAATAAGAGCTGGCGTTCCAGTAGAAACTGTAGTTTTATTTTTAAATCAGCCTATTATAAAAGAATACATTCAAAGAAGAAATATAAATAATAGTAAATTTTTAAATGCAAGAGGTAAAGATGTACCTGTTCATGATTTAGTAGACTCTTTATTAAATAAATATGAAGCAGAAGGTATAGCTAAATTATCTAAAACTCCTACTATCTTTTCTCAAGATAGATTACAGTTAATGATGGGAAAAACTTTTGTGGAAATGAAAGCTAGTCAAGAAAATGCACAAGAAAAATATTTAGATGATCAGCTTCAAATTTTTAATCATTTTAGAATGTATGATGCTATAGGAACTAAGTTAACTCAATTAACTATAGGAACTTCTCATGATACTAAAGCAGCTAAAAATAGAAATCATGCTAAATTATTATTAGATAGAAGCGATGAAATTATTAGCTCAGAATATTTTGTAAATAGTAAAAAATTATTAGATAATACCCACTTAGGAGAATTCAGAAATACAGTGGATACATCAAGCAAAATGTTTAATAATTTCTTTATTAGTGAATTAGCAGGAGTAAGGCATGTAGCACAATTAGATAAAATATTTGAAGTTTTTTCTGATCCTGAAATTAGATGGGCAGATAATAAACGACTAGCAGCATTAAATGAAGCAGAAAACGACTTTATGGTAGCTGTAATGTCTTATGCATTAAAATCTGAAGGTGATGTAAGGTTATATGATAGAATAGAATCTTTATTCCAGGGACCAAATAGCCTTCCTATACAAGTTAAAAAACTTCAACAATTAGGTAAGTATCAAGCTAATCCTTTTGTAGCAGGATTATTACCTATTATTGATGAAACTAGAGGGGATTTAAAGAAAACAGATAATATAAAATATTATCATAGAATTTTAAATACATATGAAAAGAATTTACTTAGAGATGCATTCTTAGAGTTACCTGAAAATTTCCAAAACGCATTAATAGACTTTGGAATACTACAATCTGGTTTGTCTTCTACTAATGTATCCTTTTTAAATCTAGTTCCTAATGAAAAATATGCATCTAGAGCAGTAAATATTATTCCTCAAATGAGAAATTTAAAAATTGATGCTACTAATGAAGGGCTATCTAATTTTTATAATAACTTCTTTAAAAATAATGCAGAGAATTCTAATGTAGTTCCAAGGGTACCATATAGTAAAAGAGCAAAAGATAAATTAGGCAATACTTTAGATAGACCTAAAATTGTAGAAAGCGATTCTTTGGGAAGGTTCCCGTATTTAGCTGTAACTGTTCAGTCAGTTGATGCTAAAACTGCAAAGTTAATGAGAGACAGAGGAGAAAAAGTACCTACAAAGGTAAAACTTTTTAAAAACACGTATAGATTAGGCCCACCTTTTACTCTTCCAAATGGAGATCAAATAAGATTTTGGCAATATATGGAAGTAGATAAATTAGGTAATGGTAAATTCTTAAAAGAATATCCTCCTAATAATCAAACTTCTGTTATACCAGGTAATCTTTCTTCAAATAGAAGCGTAGAAATTATAAGCAAACTAGTACATAAACCGTATCCACTTAAAATGGATCCTTGGCAAATATCTTCTATAAGTAATGGACAAACAACATCTTTAGCAAATCCTGTTAAAAAATTAACTTCAGGTACATATGTATTACCTAATGCTAGTATAATAGAAATTGCATTAGAAGGAAGCGTTACTGTTAAAGACTTAAGAAGTTTATCTGAAAAAAGTGTATTTGCCAATAGATTAGGATATAGAAATTGGGATACTTTAGTAAGATCTATTAATAGTGGAAAAAATACAATACCTAAAAAATGGTTAAAAAATGAAACTGCAATAGATGTACATAGAATTGAACATAGAATAGTTCCTCCTAACCCTGAAAATAAAATACAATCTGACTTATCAGTTAGATTTACTCCTAAAGAAGTAGAAGAGTTAGATGGTTGGGGAGCAGGGCCTGCAGGAGGACCAATGGTAAAGGCTGTTAAAGAAAAATTAGAACAAGAAATTGAAAAGCAAATAGATGAAGGTAAATCTACATTTATTGTAGATCTAAGCCCTGGAATGGGATTAATGGCCGCAGATGTTCTTATTAGAAAACAAAGAGAATTAGCTCGTATTAACCAAAATATAAGTATAGTTGGAGTACGACCTTTTAGATCTCAACCAAACAAATGGCCTAAAGGCTGGCAAGAAGAATATAAATTAATTGTAAGATTATTAGAAAAAAATCCTAACTTTGTAAAAACTTTATATAAAGATCCTAAAACTAAACAAGAAGCAGGAGAACTTTATTCTAAAGGATCTTCATGGATTGTATCTAAAGCAAAAACTGAAATAGATATTAATTTAAATGAAATCAAAGAACTATTAGAACTGGAAGCTAATGACAGACTAGATAGTCAAGAATGTAATCCTTAAATTATGGCATGTAGAGTAATAAGAGATAGCGCAGATAATGTAGTAGAAGTTTTTGCTCAAAACGGGCAACCTTCTTTACTTTTTCAAAGTTTAAAAGGCATTTTAGACAATAATGCTAATGATGCATATAAAGCATATTTAAAAACTAGAACCTCTAGTTTTAGATCTAAATTTGCAGACTTTAATAATTTTGACGAAAATGGTGAATTTGCATTTGAAGCTAATCAACTACAAAGAGTCGTAGATGATTTAGGAAAAATTAAAAAGAAAGATATAAAATCTGAAACAGAACAAGCTATACAAAGCTATGATCTTATAGATGAAAACGGAAATCCTAGAGTTTTTAATAATCCACAAGTAGCTGCAGATATAGAGCAAAGAATTAAACAAGACTATCCTAATTTACAATTAAAATCTACTACAGTTGATAATAAAACTATACTTAAAGTAGGAGAAAATAGTCAATTTGATGCTAATAATATTTTTTATCAACTTGAAAACGATGACTTAAGAGCTGCAAAAGACACGTTAGATTCTAAAATGAAATCTTTTCTATCTCATATAGGGGTAGATATTAAACTTGTAGACAGTTTAACAGATAGAAATGGTGAAGTGCTATCTGGAATAGCTAAAGCAGACATGTTAAGCAAAGTAATACAAGTCGTAGAAAACAAAGCTGATGTATCTACTCTCCCTGAAGAAGCAGCCCACTTTTTTGTAGAGATATTAAAATCTACAAACAATCCTTTATATAATTCAATGAATAATCTAGTTGAAGGGTATGAACTTTTTGACAAAGTTGTAAGTGAGTATGGAAGTAATCCTATGTATCAAAATGAAGACGGGACTCCAAACATGGAAAAAATAAGAGACGAGGCTATTGGTAAATTAATAGCAAGAGAAATAGTTGACCAACACAATAAAGATGAGGACATAGAGAAATTAGGAAGATTTAAAAGATGGTTTGCTAAGGTAATGAATGCTATTAAAAAGATGTTTGGGGGAGTATTTAAAAATCCATATCAAAGAGCAGCCTATCAAATGTTAAATACTTCTATTAAAGAGTATAAAGATATTTCTAGGTCTATACAATCTACAGATCAATACTTACAACAAGAAAATCCTTCTACAGAAGTAGTTAAACCAGTAGGGCATAGTCAACAAGATATTGTAGACTCTATTTTAAGAGATCATAACAATATAAAAATGAGAGCTATAGATAAAACAGATCTAAAGCTTAGTAAAGTGATTACAGAACAAGATGACGACCTTACTATGAACATGTATGAGTATACTGATCCTGAAACGGGACAGACACATACAATATCTAAAAGGGTTAGTTTTAGAAATGCTGCAAACTTTGCAAGAAAGTTTAGATATGACATGGCTAAAATAAAAGAAATAAATGGCTCTGTACGATCTATTCATGCAAGAAATAATGGTACACACTTACACGGCGTTTCTCAAATGCTAGCAGAGTATTATGGTAGTAGATCTAATGCAAAATTTGTAGAAGTTATTGATACAAATGGCGAAGGAATAAAAAGTATTGGGGACATAAAAACATTTGCAAATACTCAAATAAAAATAGGGGAAACTCCATTTAATAATTTAAAAAAGGGAGTTAGTAAGGTAATACAACAAATAAATAAAGAACAAGAAAGAATAGATCCTAAAGGAAAAGCTAAAATATTAACAGAAGCTGTAGTATATGATAGATTAAACGATGAAGCGGGTACTATAGATTTACTAGTAGTATTTTCAGATGGTTCTACAGGTATATTTGATTGGAAATTTATAGTTAATCCTGCTCCTAGATACAACGTACCAAAAAGATACGGGGATAAAACAAAGCTAGCAGATAAAGCTATATTTGAATCTAAAATGGATGGGTGGAATACTCAAATATCAGCATATAAACAAATGCTAAGTAAAATACATGGATCTAAAAAAGTTAGATTTACACGTATAATACCTGCGCATGCACAATTTGCAGTAAAAAACTATATGAAAAAGGATTTTACTCCAATAAATAAGGTGGAAGCTATTATGATGGGAAGGGACCAAAATGAAATACTGGACCAGATCTCAGTAGCATTAGAGCAAACTGATTATAAAGGAATAAATAAATTACTTGAAAAATTTTACGATAAAAGAAGAAACCTTAAGATACAACTAAGAAATGTAAAAGGTAAAAAGAAAGTAAAGTTTGAAAAGCTTAGATCTGAAGCAGCTAAAGTTGAGCAGACTATACAAGCTTTAACTGTACAAAGAAATGTAATGGATGTAATTTTAAATGCGGGTAGAAGAATAGCATTAATTGGAGATAAAGTTGGAATTAGTGATCCTACTCATCCAGATTATTTAGAATTAGATGATTTAGTTGACGCATTAGAAGATTTGGCTACTTTTGAAGAGTTAGCTGCTAACACTGCAATCTATTTAAAAGATTTAAGATCTAGTAAAGATGCAGAAATAAGAAAATCTGCTGCTGCCATACAAAAAGCCGTAGACAGAGCTACTGGTATTATAGAACGTAACGTTGAAGTTATAAAACAAGGAATGTTTGACAGGCTAACTACGAAAGCTGATAAAATGGATGGAGAAGATCTTACAGAATCCCCAAAAGAATTAGGGTTTTTTGATCGTAATGGTAGACAAATGAGTCAAATGCCTCATCCTATATTTAGAGTAGGTTATAATCGTATATTAAAATCTTTTAATAAAATTAAAGGAGCTACAGAAGGGTTGAAAGGAGAAGAAGATGAACCTGGAACTATAATGCATGAACTAAAACTTTTAAAAAATTGGAGCAAATCTAAATACGGTAAAGAAAGTTTACAAAAAGCTTATCGTATGATGATTAAAGATAATATTGTAAAAGATGAAAAAGGAAAAGAAACTATATTATCTAGAACATTAGCTGCTAAATTTGGTTCTGATTTTTATCAATCAGTAAGACAAAAAATTGCTGATAGAGATGCCAAGTGGATGAGAGAAAATTTCAAAATTAAAAAAGATGCTAATGAAATATATAAGAGGCAATTGGAGTTGAAAAGAGCATTTGAAGAAATCCATAATGCAGATGTTTTTGAAATTGACGACGAGACGGGAAAGAAAAAGAAAGTGAAGGACAATGCAAATTTAAGAAAAGAAAATATAAAAAGATGGGAATTAAATAACAATATATTTTTACCTTCAGACGAAGCTTGGTTAAAATCTAGTTGGTGGTTTTATTTAGAACCAAAAAATCCAGAAGAAAATTATTCAAAAGAATTTAAAGAATTAAATAAGCCAGGAAATGAAGGAGCGCTTAGATTCTATAATTTTTATAAAGAAAATATACAAAAATTAGCAGATGTTGCTGGAATACACCTTGATCATAACTTTATACCAAATGTAAAAGATGGTTTAGTTGATAGTATTATTAATAATCCATTTAATATGTCAGAGTTTTTTGATTCTATATCAAGAGCAATGGTAGTCCATGAAGAGCAGGAAGATATGGGTATATATAACGATGGAAAATTAGTAAGCCAAATACCTTTATTGTATACAGCAGATATGAGAAATAGTAAAGGAGAATTAGATGCCAGTTTAAAATCTATAGATCTGGCTAGTAGTTTATTTGCTATGTCTAAATCAGTATACACTTTTAAGTATATGAATGAGATAGAAGCAGAGCTTCTTGCATTGAAAACTTATTTAGCAAACGTAGGTGAAACTCAAACTAATTTAAGAGGTAAGATAGTATTAAAAGAAGATGGATCAATAAAAATTGCAGACACTAGTTCTAAAACAATTGATACTTACGAAAAATTTGTTAAATTTTATTTGTATGGACAGAAAATACAAAGTAAAGATCATGTAGCTAAAGTATTTGGTAGAAGTATAAGTCTTAATAAGACTGTACAAGCTGCTATGTCGTATTATTCTGCAAGAACATTAGGACTATCTTTAACTCCCGCATTTGCTGCTAGAATAATTGGAGGAATAAATATGTGGGTAGATTCTGTAGATGGAATGCATTATAATAGAAAACAATTAAGAAAAGCACATAGATTATGGATGACCCAAGGTAAGATGGTTAGATCAGCAGCAGTTATGTTCGATCCTTTTCAACAGGGTATGCAATGGAGACATTTGAAAGACTTATCTATGAAAAAGATATCAAAATATATTGATGCTAATTATTTATATACGTTTTTAAGGGGGGCAGATGAAAATATGGATAGTTTAGTAGCTATATCTATGATGCAAAATTATACGATAGATACTACAGGTAGCGCAAATGAAAAGGCAGATGATTATAATCCAGATTATGGACAAATAAAAAGAATGGAGGATATGCCTGAAGGGGCTGTATCTTTATTAGATCAATTTGAAGAGTCTTATAAAAAAGGCAGTATAATGATCAAAGGCTTAACGGACGAGAATTTTATGCATTTTAGAGAAATGATTAAAGAGGTGGCTGGTAAGCAAAAGGGTCATATGAGTAATGAAAATGTAATAGCGGGAGATCTTACTTTAATAGGGCATGTAATGATGCATTTTAAAGGGTTCTTTCCTAAAATGTTTGAAACTAGATTAGGACCTACAAGATTTAATAGAGTATTGAAAGAATTTGAAGAAGGAAGATATTGGGGATTTTTAAAAGGAAGTACGTATGGAGATACTTTTAGCGATGCTGATGCTATAAAAAGTGAAATAGTATTTGGAGATATTATAAAGGGGGCTGCTCGAAGAGGCGCAGAAGCTTTTATGCATTTTACTATGCTAAAAAAGTTTATTACTAATCCTATAGAAAGGCAAAGATTAATAGATAAAGGAAAGTGGACAGATAAAATGCAAGCGAGTTATGAAAAGAAACAAGCTGCTATTGAAAAAGAATTTAGACATCTGCAAGAAAATAGTACAGATCCTAGAATTAAAAGTATGGGTATAAAAGAGTTTATGAAAATGAGGCAAAAATCTGTTAATCGTACATTTTCTGAACTTAGATGGTTATTTGGATTTTATTTAGTATCAATGGGATTAGGAATGGGAGTAGGTCCAGATGACGAACCAATAGGTAAGAGTACTTGGGCAGGAAGAAAACTATATTTGCTTCTTTCTAGATCTCAAAATGAATTAGCATTTTTAATGAATCCAAATGAGTTTGTTAATATGGTTAAGAGTCCATTCCCAATACTACAATTATTTAAAGATATTACAAATTTAGTAGAGAATACGCAACAAGAAACTTTAGAGTTATTAGGATTAATACCTGATAATCCAAGAGATAAAACACCTATGTTCTATCGTACATTGCATTTTGTTCCAGGCTTTAGCCATGCAAACTATTTATTTGAATTCTATTCTACGGGTAAGAATAACCCATATACAGGAAGATAGTTATTTATTTTCTTTTATAGCTATAAGTAACAGTACCAAGTATCCCATTAAATCATGTACTGTATCTTCAGTTGCATCATAAATACCCTTATTTTTTATGCGCATTAATTTATCATCAATGCGAGCACAAAGTGAGTCTATAGCACTCTGTTTGCTGAAAATATTAGCGGGCTTCAAGGCACTGTTACCATAAGCTTTGTTTTTATGTTTTAATAGTTGTGATATGTCTTTAAGTATTGTGTCTACTTCTTTATTAAATGTCATATATAATAGTTTTTGTCAAAAATTTCATCTTTTTTATTCATAATACTGTATAGTTCAGCATCATCATCTAAGATTACTCCTAAATTATTTTCTAGTCTTTGTTTTCTTTTCTTGTTTTTATATAATATTTGTGCAATTTGACTGTTTATTTCTAATCCGTGAAATTTAAGTATTTGTTCTTTATAAGAACCGTCTAGTTCTGAGTATTTTCCATTTAAAAATAAATTGTAATTATCTACATGCTTAGTTGGTACATCAAAAAGAAACATTACAAACGTTTCTGAAACATCATAACGATCTATATAATTACGAAATTGTTTTACTGCATTTTCAAATTTAAGAAACAAAGGATCTCCACTCCATCTGTAAAGCAATGCTATGCATCCTTCATGATCTGAAGTTCCTATAAAACAATTTATTAATAAATTATCATAAAAATATAATTTTCTTTCACCGCCCAACATAGGCATTACAAATAAGCTAGACTTGGTTTGAGAAGCTACAAATAACTCATAAAATAAAATATTTCCTACAGTTCTTTTTTTGATTATATTTATTTTATAGGGACGATTTTTAATCTGTATCGTTTCCCCTAAAGATATAATCCGACCTGTAGGAAATTCTAAAGAAATAATATTTCCTTTTACTTTATGAGTTTTAATAGCTTTTGTACCACCAGTAATCTTAATAGTTCTAGCATTTACTGGATTTAAAATAGCCTTTTCACATTTAACTGGCATAAGATACTTTTAATTGTTTAACATCACTTACTACTAGCGATCCTGATAGATTAACCCCTATAGCGTCAAAAACTTGATCATATGTTTTTAAGATATGTACAAGTTTAAATGTCTCAGCAAATTTACAAACACCTTCGTAATATCCAAATTTTTCTACATATTTTTCTATTACAATTTTCTCAAAGCCTATTTTTACTTTATTCAATAATTTATCCGCTGTTTTAGGTCCCACCTTTGGAATTCCTCCTATACCATCTGTTGGATCTCCCATTAAGGTTTGTTTCCATAAAAATCTATTAGCTTCTAATTTTGAAGTTTTTACAAACTCTGCAGTTCTAAAATTAAAATGAGTTCCTGCTACTTGATATAATACATCTTTATCAGGGCTACAAATAATTGTACCGCTAGGTTTTGCATGCACAGCTACAAGGTCGTCTGCTTCTAACCCTGGAACATGATCGAACATCCATTCCTGTTGAATATATTCTCTTAAAGCGTAGAATATAGGGGGTTTAGATCCTCCTTTTCTATTGTGTTTATAAGATTTAGTTTGTGCAACTTTATATCTAAAACACTTAGAAAGAGTAAGGAATCCTGCAAACCTGCTTGTTCCGCACATGGCTAACATGTGAAACAATCTATCATTTAAACCTTGAATAGCCTCTTCTAATGTTGGCTTACCCATTTCGTAATATAATAAACTATCTCCATCTATTAATGCAATTGGTCCCTTATCAGGTAATTGCAATACATCTAGTTCTTCCATATTTTTAAATTTAAAGAATAAGGGGACATACGGGGTTCAAACCCGTATCCATAGCATCAGTGCACGTGTTGACACAGAACCGTTCCAAGAGGTAATCCCCTATTCTTAATTAATATTAAAGCTGAGTTAATTCAGTAAGAGTCTTACTGTCTTCTTTAGCTAAAGAGTCATACTCTTCAACTATCTTTTTACGCATCTCAGCCCATTCTTCATCAGTTTTAGCTGCATAAGTAGAACTATGATATATAGATCCATTTACACCTGCTAGCGAAGAGTGTACAAAATATTGAAGACATCTAGCTGCACCTGTTTCATCATCAGGCACCGCACCAATATGCATTGGGTCTACAAAAATGTTATGTATCTCACCACTTATACAGTTAATGTACTCTAAACCACCAAAATGAAGACCTTTAACACATGACATACGATCATTAGTGTTAACATAGCTCCAATCAGGTAATCTATGAGTACAACCAACTTTTATAAAATGATTTGGTTTATCATAACCATTGTTGCCTTCGCAAAAGAAAGAATCACCGCCTCTACCCATAATAGCAGGCTGAAACAATCTTTCTTCTACATACTTTGGTAGTCCTTCTGACTCTATTTCACCAGTGTCAACGTTAAATGTTCTTTTGTACCGTGGTACTTCTTGACATTCACCGTTTTCGTCTGCTTCAAATTTAGTCAAAACTTCTTCAGATACTTTGTAACCATTTAGTAAACCTTCTTTGGTTATTTTCATTTGATACATAGTAGCTCTTCTTTCTGCAACTTCTTCGCTTAAACCATGTTCTTCCATCAGCTCTTTCTTTAATTGTGGATGAACATACTTAAGATTAATATAACTAAAGAATCTTTCACAAAATTCTTTACCCCATCCTTTCTTCATTTTAGTACGAAGAACAGGGTTTCTTAACCATCTAGTCCACATTTTAACTAATGGCATAAAATCTAATCCTTTGTCCATAGACTCATAGATTCTTTCTACCAATGCTTCTGGCATCGGGATAGATGATACTATACCATTGTATTGTAAGAAAAACTCACCTGTAGCTTTGTTTACATGAATGTGTTCACACTTATCTTGAATAGTTTTAGTATAATCTACTATGGTAAGAGCTTCAAAAGCGCCTAAAGCAACTCTGTAGTCTTCCATGTTTTCTGCATTATTAGCTGTTTCAGCTATATCCTGCATTTTTGCATAGACTTCTTTATTGAAGTCTATACAAAACGGGGTATCCCCATAAGATCCTGAGATCTTATCATCGATAACGTTTATTGATATCATAATTAATTATTTTTATTTAAAGTTAATAAATTGATAGGTGGTTTCCAACCTAATCGTTGTTTAAATCCTAAGTAAGCATTGAGTTCTTTTTCAAAACCTTCCTTAGCACAAGATAATTTAATATCCTCTATTTGATCTAGAAATAAAGCTATTGGCTCTAAGTATAATAACAAATCTTCATAAGCTATAATCATATCTTTGTCTATAACATTATTACATGTTACATCTGTAAATACAAATAGTTCTTTAGATTTAGCTTTAATAGCATCTGGATCATCCTGATTAAGAGTGTCAAGAAATGAATTAAAATCTATCATTTTCTTAAACATCTTCATCTGAGGTTCTTTTAGAAAGTTTCGCATACTATGAAATCCTGTTGTAGATGCAATATACTCTTGAATTTCTTCATAGTTTTCATACATCTCTTTATTAACAAGTTTCATTTTATGCATAAACTTAGAATTTTCAAGTCTCATTGTATAACCAGTATACCATCTTACAATAGAATGATCTACACTAAAATGATTATTATCAGTAGCTGTATAAAAGAATTCACTAATATGTTTACAGTAAGGATTAGATGTCATATGTTTGGCTACCTTATCATTTACTCTAAGCAATTGTGGTCTTTTCCAATTTAATTTGTTATCCTTTAAATATCCTTCAGAAGGCTCATCGCCATAATAAGCTCTAACAGGAGGATATTCCCAAAAGTAAACAGGCTCTTGATTTTGATCATCATAAGCATTAGGTCTATTAGGCCATACTTGATCATGAGTAGGATTCTGTTTTTCTAGAATCTTAGCAGCTAATATCAAATCTTCTTCATCCTGTTTATTACCATAATATGTAACAGTTTCAGTATTCATAAGATCTTGAGTACAAGGCTCAACTTTGTCCCAGATAAAACCAGATTCACTTCTAGAATATTCAGATCTAGTATCCACTCTTAATGTAAAAGCAACTACCCTCTTTTGAATTTCTCTTCTAGCTTCAGGAGTTAGGTTACTTAAAGCAGCTACTTCTTCTCTTTGTTTAGCTACTTTCTTAAATTCAGTTAACCATTCTTCATCCACCTCTATGTCATCATAATGAGAAATGTTCTCAGAAGACTTAAGAGCTTTAAAAACATTTTGAATTCTAGTTTTTTCTTTTTGATAGAAATTCATTTGTCTTGCTCTCTCCTTGTCATCAGAAATACTACCTATAGTAGCAACACGTGCAGTATCAGTACCATCATGTTCAGATATTACATATATAGTCTCACCATCTTGAAGTTGTCTGATAGCATAAGCATCTTTCTTCCAAGAAAATTGAGTTTCTAGATCTTTAATATATATATTATGTTGTTCTTTACCAAAACCGTCCCAGTTCTCAAGTTTATCTCTTGTAACTGTTTCTTTCTTAGTACCCCAATCTTTATGTATATATATCTTTTTAATATCTGTGTTTTTACCAAATATAGTAGAAACATTACCAAATTTAATAGAAGTATCACCTGGAAACTTAGGGTTTAACTGATCTTTGTCAATTATATTAGATAATTTACTAAGAACAGAGTTACCTCTTGAGTCTCTAAGTATAGTACGACAATTAGCAATCCAAGTTACAAAATCTGTATCTTCTAACTCTTTTTGAGCTATTTCTGTAGCCTCTGCTGCAGCACGATTAATTAGTTCTTGAACATAAGACTTAGTAGCCTCATTCCAAATAACTTTTTCACGTGATGGAGTAACGTCTACACCTTCTTGAAGAACAATTTCTTTACCTGTATCAGGATCTCTCATTACTTGTCTCATAGGACATTTAAAAGCAATAGCGCCCCACATGGTTTCCATTTCTAACTCTTTAAAGTTAATATGGCCATAGTTAATACCTGTAGTGGCATTCTCATCTTTTACTATAACAATATGAGGCCTACTAAATACATAACTATCAGAAATAATAAGATTCTTAGAATTATGTAATACATCAGCATGAAAATTCATTTCTTGTTCAGCACCATTTTCATCTATAACAGTAAATTCAACATTATCAATATATAATAATTGTTCTTCTACTGCATCTATGAAACGACTTCTATTGTGTCTTTTTACACCAAAACTTATCTCAGTATAATTAAGAGCGTATGTTTCTTCATAATAAACTTTAGTCCCATCTGAAAATGTTATAAAAGGATTTTCTTTACCTGTTTCTAAGTTAAACCTAGGTATAATAAAATCTGTTTTATAATTATAACAATTACATTTGAACTTTTTACCGTTGTGTACAGTTTCTATAGTATAGAAATCAACGCCTGTTGAGAGTGCGACTTTTGCACCCAAACCAAATGCGCCAAAATTCTCGCTAGTATTTCTTTTCGTAGAATAACCTAGCTCTAGAATTCCTTCTAATCTTCTATTACCAATACCTACACCACGATCTAGTACAGTAAATTTATCACAAAATCCAGTACCCTCATTCTGTTTATATGTAAGATGTACTTTATGCTCGTCAAGATTTAAATGTTCTCTATTATAATAAGAAGCATCATAATTACTATCTGTATATGCTTCTCCTTCTCGCTGAATATAGTAATCTTCTGGTTTCTTTTTACCCTCAATAATTTCTAATGCCATTTCCTTTTCACGTTGAGAGTCACATGCATTTGTAGTTAACTCTCTAACTGTTGATGGAATTGGCTGAGAATACTGAGAGGCTTGAAGAATATCAAAGACTAGCTTTTCAGCACCTTTGTTGATTTTCTTCTTGACACCCTCTTGTCCGCTTTGGATGTCACGATCAATTGTTTTAATACTCATAACCTAATTTTTGTTTTAATTTATTATAATACTTTTTTTGTTTATTAGTTAGCATCCAGCTTTGTGCTGGAAATACTCTTTGTTTGACACTACCTCCCGTAATATATGATTGAGAAGGAATGCCATCTTTTAATCTCTCGTAATACCATTTGTGATTTGATTCTAGTGCCCCAGGTATATCATGATAACGTAATAAGCCATCTGAATATGCCCCACTAGCAGTTTTATATTTACCTTTAGTGTGTGAAAATGCACCAAAATACCTATAATTACCATTGTAAGTAATTGTTAGTAAATCACCTGGTTTGAGAGATTCATACCACTCATCAAGTGGCGTAATCTCTATTTTATCCATTTTATAAATTTTTAATAATCTCTATTGTTTCTCGTACCTGTTTTTGATTCTTAGGTACAAATAGTTTACATGATTTGTTGTTGTCTAATAAATGCTTTTTAAACATTTTCCATTTAATAGGAAAACGATCATTAGCAAAACCTTTACACTCTATAATCCACGTACGATCTGGACACAAGAAGTCTGGCAAATATGTTACTGCTCTAACTTTTGTATCTGATTTATCCCTATAACCTTTTGTTGATTGTTCATAGGTAGTTTCGTCATAATTATATGAATCTAGGAGAGTAAATTTCTCACTTTCGTATTCAAGAGGAATATTATTTTCTTTAAGTGTTTTATATGTAAAAGCTTCTAATTTTGATCTGAATTTTATTCCGTCTACTGTTGTTGATTTTGAATGTATTTTACCTTTACGTTTTCGTCTATATTTTTTAGCCATAATTTAGTTTTATTTAAACCATGAACAACAATGGCATCAGAAATATCTTTGCAATTCCAATCATGAGGTATACAAATATTTGTTAATTCAAATTTATCTGCAATTTTCTTAGCCATTGTTTGTCCAGGATTATCTAGTGATTCAAAATCATTATCATAAAATACAATTATTCTTTTGAATCTTGTTTGCAACATGCAGATTTGGGATCTACTTGGCATTTGCATTTCACTTTGAAAAGCAATTGCTGGAAATCCCATAGCATTAAGGCACATAACATCCTTAAGGGAAGAAGTAATATAAATGTCATCACCCTCTTCAGGTAATTGTTTAAGGCCTTGAATATCTTTTTTGCTAGTGTTGCTAAACCACTTAGTTTCTTTTTCATATGGAGCGTAAATTTTATATTTATTGTTAAACCTAAAAGCATAAGTAGGAGTTTTAACTTTGAATCTATTCTCATTAATCCAGTAATATGTAATAGGCTTAACTGCAAAGATACGCAAAATTTTCTTACTTATACCATATGGTTTCCAAAATTTCGCATCATCTAAATTCCAATTTCTACTCTTTATTTTAATAATAGTGACTTTCTTGTCAACATCTTGTTTACCATAAAGTGTAGGAATCTTGGACCGCATTATTCCATTTGAACTTGCTAACTTTAAATTAAAATCACTGCTAATTTGAATTAAAGCTCCAGTAAATGTAAGACCATATTTAAATTGAACATATCCAAAACAATTAAATGTGTGTTCAGGATGTCCAAAATCTTTGTATAATAAATTGCCATTATAATTAACTATAGAGGCTGAGGGTCTTCTATCTTCTCTCAGCTCACTACAAAATTTTTTATTAAGCTCTTTAAATACAGAACAATAATATTTAAATATGTCAAACTCTGTGATCTTTTCTAAAATTACTTCCGTGTGTAATATATCGTTACTTGGTCTTGATTTTATCATAATAAGTGTGTTAAAAATATATGGGCAGAGAATTGTAATCAGTTTCACAAAGTATAACAGGACGTTAATATTTAATTACTAACTCTGCCCATATAGTATAAAAAGAGGAGCTCTCACATGCTTAACTGTCTGTTTCCCTATAGTAACAACAAAACAAGTTTACATGTACGACTGAGAATAGCTTAATCTACTTACGCCGAGCACTCCTCTAAATCAATTAAACCCAATCTTTGTTTTCATCATCTGCAGAAAACGGATCTTCTTCATCAGGAGTTACAACAGCCAACTCAGGCTTAAACTCTCCCCAATTAAGATCAGTAGCAAACTCTGCATTAAACGAACCATATTCATCGTTTAATGATTTAACAAATAGATCGTCTCTTTGCGGCTTAATTCTACCAAATACCTTAGTATATACTTGTTGATATTTACCATCCTTAACACCTATTAATAGACGAACTTGATTTCCTTTAAGAGCAGTAACTAATTGTTTTAACTCAGCTATATCTCCAGTTACAATCTTTTCTATTGAATCAAAATAAACATTGTCACCAGGAGCAACATTAGCCCAAGCCTTAACGAAATTAATTAACGTCTCTTCACCAACAAACGCTTTTCTAGATGTTTCAGGATTTTGCCACCAATCATAGCTAGGAGTTTCTTCACTCCATGTTCCTTGACCTGTAGCATTTAACCATTGAAACTTACCAGTTTTACTAGTTCGTTGTTTATTTTGCATTAAGATTTCTAATCTAGTAGTAAGATCTTCATTCTTAACCCAAAAAGATACTTTAAAATAATCCTCACCATTTAATTCTAAGAAATAATTTGGTTCTTGTTTTACTTTAATATCCATAGCGTGTAGCTCTTCCATTGTTGGATTTATTGCTAACACATTAAAATTTGAGATTCCAGAATAACTTTTTATACTATTCATAACCTCTTGTTGCGAATCATTACTTGTAATTGCCATATTTAAATTTGTTTTTAATATTAATAATTATTTGACCAATCATCTGCTTTAGATTCCATGTAATCCATGTCCTCTGTAGAATCATACAATTCAGGCTTACTTGGTACTTTACTTTCATCTATACCTAACTCTTCAGCTGCATCAGCAATGTCTTCTATTTTTTGAAGCGCGTCATCAGCCTCTTGAGATTCCTCTCTAATTTGATCTTCAAGATCTAATTGATTAGGATCAGAAGATTCCATTGTCATATCATCAACAAAATTAAAAGATAATTTTTTAACTTTTTTAGCTTTTTTACCTTTTAGTGTTGGATGATCAAACATTTGTTTTACTTCCCATGTTTCTAAATTGTATTTAGTTTTAATACCTGTTCTGTCTATACCGTTTTCTAGATCTTCTAAGATCATTGAAGTTGTTATAGTTTCAGGAGTTGTATTATTATTCTCCTGCATTTGATTGTTGTTTTCTCTAATTTCAACCATTTTTGTGTGTTTTAAAATTAATCAATAAATATTTTAGTCCAATCAAGTTCCATATCTTGGCCCTTGAGATGATCACATCGCGATCCTGCAGTTATATCATTTTGCGAGTTAAATGATATCATAGTTTTATCATTTTCTCTATATATATAACCAATAGCATCAGCGTTAGCGCATGTTATTTGTTTAATCTTACCCGTTAAGTCAAGATCTTTAGAAGAGACTTCTTTCCCTTTCTTATCAAGCATCTTATCTTTGAGATGACCAACTAATATCACGTGATCTGCTAATTTGTTCAATCTATCTATCCATCTTTTGAATGCAATTCTAAGATATAAATAGCCTGCACCATTAGGAAGAGATAAAACAGAAACGCCTTTTTGATCTTTATCAAAATTTTTACCCATAGGAGTATTTTGATAAATCTTTTTGCCTTCTATTTCACACCATTCCTCAAGCTTAGTAACTGTATCTATAGCTACATACTTATATGGTTTTTTATTTAACATTATTTGTTTACCAATTTCTGCAAGATGACTTAAACTAGTTGCTTTTAATTTTAAAGCTTCTACCATATCTGAGCCTTCTTCTAAATCTATAATCAAACAATCATCCAACTGACTTAATGCAGTTGTTTTGCCTATTTTAGGCGGGCCATAAATGACCATGTTTTTAGGAGACTTACGCACTGCTCCAACTTTACTTTTTGGTAATTCCATCTTTTTTTCTTTCTTTAATTGTAAATGTTGACATTTCCGCTTCATAAGGTATCATTCCTAATAACCCATCACGGTTTTTTTCTACATGGCATGCTAATAATCCTAATGGATCTTCATTACAATATGTTTTAGTTATACCATATATATCATAAGGTCTATTTAATATCATTACTACATGAGCATCTTGACCAATGCTGTCACCACCAAATAGATCTGTCAAGAGTGGCTGATATTGATTTTTAGCTCTATGCTCTTGTTCTATGTTTCTATTTAATTGTGATAGTAATATATTAACTACACCCATTTTAGATTGCATCCACATGCAACCTTTAGAAATTTCATTTAATTTCTGTAATTCAGTATGTTCTTGCGGTCCTTTTATCAGTCTAGAGTGATCAAATATATTAATAACTCTAGCAGTGGGTTGACTCATAAATATCTGTTCATTTGTTGCCTTAATAAATTCCATAGTTCTTGGAATATTATTAAAGTAAACAGGATATTTATTAAAACGTTGCACATTGCTGGCATAGTTTTTGAAGTCATCATCCTTAAGCCTTGCTTCTACAGATAATAAATCCCCCAACTGTTTATTAACCTGCTTAGACGCACTACGCATAATTTGCTGATATCCTGGCATTTCAAAACTCCAATATAAAACAATTACATCTTTATTTTGATTTACATCTAATACATCAAATACCATTTGATTACTAAATGCTGATTTACCCACGCCAGGTCGTCCCGCAATTACATACATTTTACCACCTTGTAAACCACCTAATAAATTCTTATTAAGTCTTGGCCACTTAGTGGGATAAACATCGCGTTTACCATTCATAGCATCTTTTACAATTGCTATAGATTGATTTACTGCTTTGTCTATTTTTTGAAAACCTCTACCTTGAAATAAGTTAGAGTTGTCTTGTGATTCTTCTGTCATCTTTAATGTCGTTAATGTTCATATCTTCATACTTTTCCCAAGTATGATTATTTATCCAAGTTTCAAGATTCTGAAGATAACCTAAGTTATCTTTTTCATGCTCTAATTGTAATTGTAAGCATTTCATTATATACCTGTGATGATGAGGTCTATTAGCAAGAACTTTTTTATATTTATTTCTTGCTTTTTTATTGCTTGCAGCTTTAGGATCCTTTGCATGCAAAACTCTTACACCTCGTGTAGGAGATTCCACTTTGAAAGGATAAGCTTCACATAATTCTGCAAACATATCATCACCATCACCGATAAATAAATCTCTGAATTTTTGTGTAACAATATATTCAGTTGGTTCTGCTCGATCTCCTACTACAATCCATCCATCTTTTTCTAATCCAGGACTTACATTTAAATTTACTTTTTCTAAATAACCATATGCTCTTTTATGAAAAATATATAAATATATAAAATCATCTGGAGTTAAAGTAGTTTCTTCTAATAAAGAAAGATCTAATTCTATTTTCATAATTTTATTTGAGTTAATTTGTCAATCCAATTGACATTAGTTAAACCTTTTACTGCTGATTTTAACCATTTTTCCTCTTGAGTTTCTTTTACATATAAAATTATTATTTTTCCAACTTTATTTTCTTGAAATCTTAATAATCTACCAACTCTTTGAATCATAGTTAAAGATTTACTAGTTAACCCACATATAATACCTATATCTGCATCTGGAACATCAAAGCCTTGATTTAAAGCTTTTGTTGAACACAGTACATTAATATCACCATTTCTAAATGATTGTAATGCTTGTTCTTTTTGTTTTTTAGTTTTGCCTGAATGATAAGAATCTGAAAACTCGCCTAAAGATAGATTTATTTCTTCTGTAAATGCGTTTGCACCTGCAAATGTTAAAATCTTCTTTTTGCTACCTAATACTTTTACTAGTATTTGTTTTATAGCAGTGATTTTATTTAAAGCAAAATCAACTTGTAGTTTTCTTTCTCTAATAGCTTTATAAAATAATACAGCCCATTGTTTTTCATGTCCAGGCGCATTACTACTAGCTATAATTCTTTTAGCTTCATTAAAAGCATCAAATTGTCCTAATTTATATTTATAGTGAACAAACATGTTATTTGCTTTTTTATATTTTGCTAATTCTTCTTCTCTAAATTCTATTGGCATGCAGTATATTTCATATGGAGATACTAGTCCTAATTTAACGCACTGATCTAGTTTTAATTCATATACAGTTGGAAACCAATCATTAAGTATAGCTTTATACTCAAGATCTTCAGGCTGTGTTGCAGTCATACATAATATACGATCATAAGTATTATTTTTAAAGAACTTAATATGTTCTTTACTTAAACCTAAATGTACTTCGTCTGCTACAACAACAGTATAATTCTGATCTTGTAGTTTATATGCAGATTGATAACAAACAAAATCTATTCTGTCAACGATATCAGAATAATCCCATTTGTGAAATTCACTTTCAAATTGGTCTTGTAATTGTATGGTAGGAACCAAAACTATTGCATTAGCATCAGGATTTCTTCTTAAAGTTTCACCTGCTGCTAATACTCCTACACGAGTCTTACCAAATCCAGTACCTGCAATTACAGATCCTTTAAATCCAGCTTTAGCCCATGCATTTAGTGCTTTTCTTTGTTCTTCGTCTTTTATTTTTATACAGTTACTCATAGTTTTTATCATAATATTTGATTTAATTTTAATAGTTTTTCTACTTCGTTTAGTCTAATAGTTAAGTTGTCTATAATTTCATACATATCAGTTTCAACATAAGGATTATTCTTTAGTCTACCTGTTACTCTTTCATACATAATTCTATAATCAGCATACATTCTAAGTAAATCTTCATGTTGATTATAATTATGCATAACAGAAGCGTGATCTCTATCAAAATGAGATCCTATTTCACCTAATGTCATTTTTAATTCATCTTTTAATAAAACATAACAAATTCTTCTAGCATCTACCAAATTTCTAACTCTAGATTTACTTGTAAGTAATTGTACACTTGTACCAGTAGCTTTAGCTACTATAAATATAATATGTTTGGCCTCTTTATTTTTAGGGCTACCAAGATCTAATTTATATTTCATAATAATTATTTTTGCCAGGTTTCAGATATATGTGTATCTGCTTTTAATAAACCATTAGTTACTATTACTTGAGCTGCTTCTTCCATTAGCTCAGTCATTTTAATTTTCCATTCATCTGCATAATCTGCTTTACAAATAGTATCAATTTGATCATGTACAGTCATTACTAGTTTAACAGGTATTTCATTGTCTCTAATATAATCATGCATTAATACTAAAGCACACTTAGTCATATCTGCACTTGCGCCTTGAATAGGAGTATTCTTAGACGCACGTTCAATACTACCAAGTTCCATACTTGCTGATCTATGATTCCATATTTTGTCATACCATTTATCAAACCATCTTTTTCTATTATAAGGTGGAAACGTTTTAATATATCCAAATCGTTTTCCAAATCCTCCTAATTTAGTTAAGAACCCACCTATGGCTGGGAAAGCTGCAAAGTATTTACTAATTAAATCTTTTGCATCTTGCATTGATATATTCAATGTGTCGGCCAATTTGTGTGGCCCCATACCATAGGCTAAGCCAAAGTTTATAGCTTTGACATTGGTTCTTAATTTAGAGTGCTTAGGACAATTGCATTTAGATTTGTTGACAATATAAGAACAACCATCTTCAGCACTCTTTGACCATTTATCACCATATACAAGTTCAGCACATACACTATGTAAGTCTTGTCCTTGTTCTAACGCTTCTATCCATACAGGATCTTTAGAACCAAATGCAATAACATTTAATTCTTGGCTAGAATAATCAGAGCTTACAAATACCCAACCTTCTGGTGCTACAAAACAATTTCTAAATGTATTATTAGCAGGAATTTGTTGCATATTAGGATCACTAGAACTAATACGACCAGTATCTAATATTTGATGAAAGTTAGTGTGAATTTTATTATCACTTTTAAAGTATTTAAAGAATGGTTTACCATATGAAGTACATAACTTCATATATTCTTTATATTTAATATACTTCTTAACTAACCCATAAGAAGCATATTTATATAATTCTTTACCATTCACATTTTCAAGATTTGGAATAATAACTTTAAATACAGCTAATACTTGTTTAGGTGAATCCCAATTCACACCAACTTTTCTCAATTCTTTTTGATTAGTAAATAAGTCTCCTTGTATCCATTTTAATACAAAGTCTTGTAATCTAGGATCATTAAGTATTATATTATCTAATTCAACATAATAATCTTTTGATTTATCTTCATTCAATTTACTTATTTCTAACCATTTTTCTCTATCTAGATCTAATCCATTATATTCTATTTCAGCTAATGCTAATACTGCTTTATTTTCTAAATCTACTACATTAGTTAATAGTTCTTGTTTTATCTGTTTTAATTGTTTTTTTCTTATTTTACATAAATATTCTACATCTTTGGCACCATAATTTATTTGTGTATAAGTATATGGTTTACCTTCTAATTTAATAAATTGATTTCTTACGCTTTTATCCAATGTTGCATCACAATATTTCTCTACTAATGCATCCAATGCATATCTTTTACCTTTTCTTCCGCAATTTAATATTCTTTCTACTAAATATGTATCATAAACATTAGCTAGAGATATATCTGTCCATTGCTTAATAAATTTATAATCAAATTTAGCATTTTGTAGTATTTTTATAGTGGTTTCATTTTGTAGTATGTCTTTAAGAGGTTCAATTGATATAACTCTTGTATCAATAACCCATTGATGATCTTCATCTCCTATTTGAAACATTATCATTTTCTTACAAGTAAAGTCCATTCCTTCTGTTTCAGTATCAACAGCTATTACAGTACGCTGTGATAAATATTCTACAGCTTTATCTATATTAGCCCAATCATCTTTAATCCCTTCAAATTTTAAATCTTTATGTCCTATAAAATGTACATGTTTCATTACTCAAATTTTTTAAATGCATTTATATTATCTGCTTTTCTAAAGTCTTTTACTAATTCTATTACTGTGTCTGCATAATCAACTGTATAGCTTTCACCTTGCCACCAAAATGATGTTTTATTATCAGCTAAAGCTTGTTCATATGTAGGCACAAAATCATTGTCAAATGTTCCGTCTTGAATCATTTGACTAATCCATTTCATATGTCCCATTACATTAAATTTAATCATTAGAAAAAATAAGGGAGAACTATTAATTCTCCCTTATTACACACACTTTTACTTGGTTTTTATTAGATTACGGAAATGTTATTCAATTATTAATCAATAATATAATAATCTCTTAACCAAGCAAATATAATAAATTTTATTATAATAAACTAATACTATAATAAAATATTTTATATTATTTTTACATCTCTAACTCATCTTCCAGAACTCCCTGATTTACAGGCACTTCCACTCGTTGAGTATCAGATTCTAATATAGTGTGTTGAATGATTTGTCCTTTTCTTAATAAAACTACTTGAGTTCTAGAGAAAATATAATCACCATCATGTAAAATGTAATCGCCATCTTTACCTGCTCTTTTAGCAGCTCTTTCAATGTTAGCGCTTTCCCATTCATTGGCTTCAGTTGATTCTACAATCTGAATTCTAAATGAATGATCAGGCATACTTAATGGCTTTGGATTTAATATATTAAGATCCATCATTTCACCTCTTTCAGTTTCATACCATTTACCTGCATCACTAAAATCAATACCAAATTGTTTAGACGCATCTGAAGGTTCAGCAGTTGTCCATGATCTTCTAGCACCAGTACTAAATCTTGAATCACTAGCATTTAATAATGCTAATGCATTCATAGGACGATCTTTTAATTGGATCTTTTCTGCAAATTCTAATTGTACTTTATTACCACCAGCTACTTTTCTTGCTGATACTAATAAACATTGACCTGGTTGTAGGGTAGCTATTGTACCACTATTAAGAGTATTTTTCATAATATTCTTTTTTTAATGTTATTTAATTAATTTTTTGAAATCCTTTCCATTTAATACTAAATGTATGTTTGCTATTTCCTTTTGTATACTGCTAAATGGCATTGCTATTGGCCTATTTTGTGCAAATATAACTTTGTTATTAGCTATCCAAGGGCAAATTTCACCTTCCCTTGTTATTGGAGATGTACACTCCTGTATAAATATTAGTGCTTTTAATTGATCACTAAATATCATGGTTTGTACATCACATAATTCTATTTCTTGTGCTGTGTGGTTTCCCAACAAATCACATTCATATTTTACTTTGTACATCATTTTGTGGTTTTAAAGTTTTTATTTATCTTTCCATAATTTTTCTGTCAATTTATATAAATCAAATAGTTCTTTATATAATCCTTGACTTATTTCTACTTGTTTTTCTAATTCCTTTATAATTACTCTTTGTCTGTAAATTATTAAAGCTGACATTATAAGTACAAGTATTGTTAATATTGTAATTAATTGTTCCATGGTTCCATTATTTTATTGTGCCAATACCACCATTTATTCTCATTTTTATTCTTCATTGATTGTATTTGCATTTCTATTGCATAACTAGTTGCTGCTTTCTTCCCTTTCAACAACTTTATTATTTTATAAATTAATTTATCTCTCATAATCTAACATTATAATATTCCTCCATTTTGATGATAATAATAGTCAAATGATTCATCATGCTCATCATATTCTTCCATCTTACTCTCAATCCATTCATATAAATGTGATGTTATAGGACATACTTTATATTGTTTATGTAATAGTATTAATTCTAACTGCTCTAAATTCTTTTCACGATCACTATATATTGCTAATAACCTATTTTTCTTTCTTATCATTTTTAATATATTTATCAAATGATTATCATCTAGATCTTTGATAAGTATATTTTTATTGTCTTTTGTTTTCCAATATACTGGAAATTCTATATTTTGTTGCATAACTATTTATTTTATTCGTTTATTAATCCATTCTTCTATTTGTGTAACAACGTACATTCCTGCTACAAATGCAGCTATTAATGCAAGGGCTATTGCAAACCCATATAATATTAAATCCATATTTTATTTGTTTTAAAAGTTTAATAATTAATAGTAGTGCCAAGCTTGTTTGTCGGTTATTTTATTTGGCTTTTATTAGGTTCCGCGAGTTTACCAGGCCTATTGTCCATCTGTTATCTCACCCTAATGTCAAAGTGTTGTGCACACACATCTACTATTGATTAAAATTCTTGTTTAAGATTAGTATTTCTAAGATTTCTAACACTATTATAATACGAAGTATTTGGCTTTGCTTTCCATCTAACATGAGGTACATCATTAACAAAAATCGTAGGTAATATAGAATAACCTCTTAAAAATGCTGAATTTCCATCATCTTTTACATTATGTTTTTTAAGATAATAGTCTATTTGACTAATAATAGTTTTCTTAGTTACACTACCATCATTATAATTTCTTTCAGTATAATCATTATAAATAGGATATGATACTGTATTATATATCTTATTATTTACTTTCTTTACATTCTTTAAATGTATTATTAAGTTTCCAATTTCTTGTTTCATCTTTATTTTATTTATTTAATTATTAAATTGAATTAGGGTAAGAACTTTATAACTTACCCTAATCCCTGTGTCATCTATTGCATTTTATAGTTTATCTAAGTGTTTTGCAATGTAATTACTTATGTATCCACCTAAATAGATACATATTAATGAAGCAATGCATATTAACACATCTAAACTAACATATTTGAGGAATAGATAACAACCACCACAAAATAAAGCGATGATTAGTGACATCATACTTATCACTAATAATATTCTAATGGCCATGATCATATAGTTTTTAATTGTTTTCATTTGTTATTGATTTTATGGTTAGTACTCCTGAAAGACTGTCAATCTTTATACCCCATTTTGATTTAGAATTGCGACTTATTGCTACAGGAGTTAGGTGTGAAGGAGAGTAAGGTTGATCCACATGTTATTTAATGCTTCATTTTCACTTACTCTCGTTCATTATAAATATTTATTCTTCCTTTCCAAACATCTTTTTCTCATGTTCATCCATCTCTGGTTCTTGGAAACCTTCTTCATCAATATCATGATCCATTCCCTTAATGTGATCTGCTATAGCAGCATCTTTTGCAGCTTTCACATTTTTATCCCAATCTTCTAGATATTTTGTATCATCAAAGCCTTTAATCTCATCCCATTTTAATTCTGGAACAATACCAAGCTCTTCTAATTTATCTAGACATCTCTCTAATCCATTCTTTAATCTTTTAATTGCATCTCGATCATAATCATTTATAGTAATGCTATGTTTCATTACATCTAATAGATCTTTTTGTAATCTAGATTCAGAATATTTCTTATTCTCATCTTTCATTATTTGAATTACTGTATTAACTGTGTTTTTACTCATGGTTTTAAATATTAAATTGTTTTAATTTGTATGTATTTTGCGTTACATACTTACGCTAAGTGTTATATTATACTATTGATTAAATATATGTACAGTACAATATGTGGCAAAATGTATAGTATGATGGCTAGTCAGCGTTATCGCAAGCGTAATAATAATTACTGCTTTGTTGTTGCCTTTGCTGACTAGACCATCAATATATATGTCCAAATAAAAAAAGAGGTGTGTGAACACCTCTTCTAAGGCCGTTAGGCTGGAACAATGTCGTGCAGGATCTCTGATCCTTCCACGGCTTTGCCAAATTTAATACCTTGACACGGAGTGCCAAGTTTAAATGCTTCTTTGATGGCATCGAAGATGTCTTCATTGAAGTCCACTAACTTGAACCAACCCATTTTGGTTGGTGATTGACCATTTGAAGTTGTGGCTTTGAAGCCATTTACTTCAAATTCTTTGGACGTTAAAGGAACATCGGCAACGACGATTGTGCCTTTGGTCCAATTTATTTTGGTTACGTAAAGTTTTTTCTGTGTTCTTGACATAGTAAAAAGTTTTTTGATTAATTAATTGATACCTCGGGGTACCTTGAATAACAATTATCGGTAGGGGTGATTCTCTAAATACCCTCACACGCTCAAAGATTCTCCACAAAAAAAAATTTTTTTCCCCAAAATTTTTTTAACAATTTATTAACATTGTTTTAATATTAATGTAATATTAGTTTTTTATATTTGAATATGAGAATAGATGTAACTCCTTATTTATACATTTTAATACTTTTATTTGTTTATATACTAGGAATTGTTTAATATTGCATAATGGCAAAATTAAATTCATTTAAATTTTTAGGAAGTAGCAGTAAAAAAAGACCTGGTATTCACGCCAAGTCCAAAACCTCTAAATTAACATCTTCAAAAAATTATTTTAAAAAATATAGAGGCCAAGGCAGATAATTTAAATTATTTTATTATATTTGCTGCGGAGTCTTAGATCACCCCAGAGGGCGAAAGTAGTTATGGGGTCAGAAGTTGGGTTTACGAACTAATCTAATTAGTCACGGTTGTCCCCAATAACTCCACAAATTGCTTTGATATAAAACTTAGGTGGGAATCATACTATAGGCTGACAGAAACGTACCCACGAAGGCTAAAAACGGTAAGTAGAAATTCAAAGTTAAACTATTCCACTAGGGGAGAGGTATATCCAAAAATTAAAAAACTTTATTTTTTATTTGTTTTTATAAAATTTTTTTTTATAAATTTGTATAAACTAATTTATACATTATGGCAAAGAAAATAAATTTTAAACCTTATGGAGCATGGATGTTGCTCCCAAATCCCGCAAAAAGAAAAACAGATTCTGGTATTATTTTAGATGAAAAGACAGCAGGAGCTATAACTACGAACATTTTAGAAGTTTTAGCTATGGGACCTGATTGTACTTTCTGTAAAATTGGTGATACTGTAATGGTAGATCCCACAATAGAAGCAAGAGTATTACATTTAGATGAGGGAGAATTTATACTAGTAGCAGAATATCAGATATTAGGTAAATTTTAAATTATGGAAGAGTTATATAAAATTTTAGATATGGTTGATTGGAAGCAAGATTTTTTTAGAGATATGTATGGAGATAATATATATGGTATTACAAAAGATGGTACTATTGTATACTCTGACAATAAAAAAATATCTGATCGTGTATATTATACATATTTAACAAAAGAAGAGCCTGTTAAGGAATGAAAGGTACAGTTACCATAAGTCTAGAAGATTTTGAAAAGTTAAAAGATTCCAATACTCAATCTGAAGAGTATAAATCTAGAACACTTTATGCAATGAAAGAGATACAAGTATTTCTTTCTTTCTTATGTACAAGGTCTAATATAGAAACACACGTCGAGGAATTTAATAGACAATCAAAATCTTCTAGAATTAAACTAAAAAATGGAAAAGCAATAATAGAAAGGATAGATGAGAACAAAGTATGAAACTAATGATTTTGGAGAATTTATGTATACATTAAATGATTTTGAAATAAGTGCTACTTTGTGGAAAGCTGAACATGCATCTTGTACGTGGGATATGAAAGTAGAAATAGGTAAAAACAAATATATAATACATTTAAATATAGATGAAGGTAAAAGTAAACGTAAAGGCAAATAGTATTTATAAAAGACTGCAAGTATGGAACGGTATATTTGATTTAACAAATAAAGAATTAGAAGTATTAGCAGTTTTTATAAAAGTAAATAGTAAAAATAAAAGAAAAAATATGTGCAGTAAAGGTAATAAAGATGAAACTGCAAAAATATTAGAATTTGATGATCCTAATACTTTAAATAATTATATAAAAAGATTAAAAGATAAAGGAGCATTTATTTTTAATAAAGGAAATTATGATGTTAATAAACTACTTAATCCTAAAATAACTAAAATTGAGATCAATATTATATAAAAATTATGTAGTTTCAGAATACATGAAATATCCATTCCATATAGTAGTAATACAGGATAAAAAAGGTAAACTTATAAATATAGAAGTTAGTGAGTATGACGAATAAAAAGAAAATGCCAAGTATATTTACTATGGCTAAAAATTTTGCAAAAGATTTAGGAAAGTATATAAAAGAAGGTGCACCAAATGTAAGCGCTAAACAATATACAGAAAGATTAGAGGCTTGTAATACATGTCCAAATCTAAATAAAAAACATATGAGATGTGTTTTATGTGGATGTTTAGTAGAGCATAAAGCAAAATGGAAAACAACAACTTGTCCAGATAAGCCTTCACGATGGAAACATTTATATGTAGATATAGCTAAATTAAAAAGATCTAATGCGCAAAAAGCTGTAGAAATAAATAAGGAATTACATGAGGCTGCAAAAAAAGGTGAATGGGATCCGCAAGATCCAGATAGTATAGCAGAAATGGCTAAAAAAATGGGATTAAAAGTGCAAACTGATAGTAAATGTAAAGATTGTGATAAAGAAGGAGAGAAAAAATCTAAGGAATAAAAAATATAAATATCCTAGTATTCTTAAAATGACTCTTAAAGATTTAAAGAGTTTTATTTTAAATTATATGCCGCATGCATTTGATGAAAGAAATATAAAGCAAATAGTTTCTTCAGAAACTTATAATAAATATAAAGATTGTACATTTAAATACGATCATGAGAAATTTGGATATATAACATTAATAGAAGATTTAGAAGGTAAAAAAAGAATCAATCATAATTATATGTTAAGTATATTTTTAATATTAAATTATGATGAAAAAAAGAAAGTAAATATAAAAGATTTGGGACCAGGAAATTATAAAGGAGGAGAGTCCTATAAAAGATATGCGATGAATAAATCAATAAAACAACATAATGAAAGAAGACAAAAAAATAATAATACAAAAGTTAGCAACTAAATATAATCTTCCTCTTCAAGTAATTGAAAATATAATATCGCATCAATTTAAATTTGTTTCTAAAGTTATGTCTAAAGGAAAGTTTGAATCCATTAGATTACCATATTTTGGAAAGTTTAGTGTTAATGAAAATAGATTAAAACATATAAAAGAAAAAAGTGGAACTACTAACAATAAGTGATAATAAAGTAATACCTTCTGCGTATACATTAACTATACCAGAATTTAAAGATTTAAAAATAGAAGAATTAGCTTATATATTTTATATGGTTGATCATAGATCTCCATTTTCTGTTTATGATGAAGAAAGAAGAAAAGAAGAAGTTGTAAAAAGTGTTTTTAAAAATACAAATACAAAAAAACTTAAGTGGAGCAAAATTAATGCAGGATGTGATAGATATAAAGAATTAACAGAGACTTCAGCTGTTAAATTATTAAAATCAGCTAGAGCTTCTGTAACTAAGTTAGAAAAATATTTTAGAGATATAGATCTAGCATTAGTAGATGATAATGGAAAACCAATATATTCTGCTAAAGACCTAGTAGCAAACTTGTCAAAAATGGGTGATGTAATAGCTGGATTATCTAAATTAGAAGATCTAGTTAGAAAAGAGGAGCAAGTAAATAATGCTAATAGAGGAGGGGTAATAACAAATAAATATAGTCAATAAATAAAAAATTATGAAAATAGATTGGATAAATTCTTGGAAAAGTGGTAGAAAAAGTAATATCTTTGAAGTTACTTTAAGGTTAGGACAACTAACTATACTTGAAATTTACATTAATCCTGATGTAAAAGAAAGCAGGTTTATGATATTAAATTTTGGGTTTGAACTTTGGAAAGATAAATAACATGTATACGTATAACGCAAAATGTACAAGAGTAGTAGACGGAGATACTATTGATGCTGAAATAGATCTAGGTTTTGATGTTAAAATTAAAAAAAGAATTAGATTAGCTGGTATAAATGCTCCTGAATCTCGAACTAGAAATAAAGTTGAAAAGAAACTTGGATTAGCAGCAAAAGAAAAATTAACAGAAATGTTAGATGGTGCAGCTAATTGTTTTGAACTAGAATCGCAAGAGTTAGGTAAATATGGTAGAGTTCTTGGAAAATTACATATAGATAAAATCTCAGGAAAAGATGTAATAACCAAAGTTTGTGTAAATGACGAATTAGTAAAACAAGGTTATGCAACAGAATATGATGGGGGAAAACGATGATATGGAATTTTTGAAAGATATAGAAATGTATAATGAATCCATGGACAATGCTTATCTTATAATCACAAAAGAAAAAACTTTTGATGATCTTTATTATGAGATGGAGGCAGGAATTCATGAAGCATTTTACTTACCTTTTGATCCTATAGCTCAGGATGGTCGAGATAATGGTACAATAGATCTTCTAATAGAACACTTTGAAGGAAGAGAAGATTATGAAAAATGTGCTAAATTAATTAAGATCAAACAGCTATGTTCAGAGACACAAACAGATTAAGACCTGCAGCTTTAAACTATATGAAGCACGGACATTATACGTCTGCTCTTCCTGGTACAAAAGATTACTATGAATACTGGGATGAAGAGAAAAAAAGATGTTTGTATGGATTTAGTACAGGAGACATTGAAATTACAGGTAATCACTATTTTTATTTAAACTATTGTCCCATTGACAGATCTGTTGATGAGGAACTTCCAGATGGTACAATTATAGCTAGACGTGAAAGAACATTTCCAGCATTTTATGACGGAGATCATAAATATTTTACAGCAGTAGATACAGCCAGAAGAACAGATAAACATTTAGTAGTATTAAAAGCAAGACGTAAGGGATATTCTTATAAAGCTGCTGCTATGCTTGCACGTAATTATTTTTTAATTCGTAATAGTAAGAATTTTGTATTTGCTGGACAAAAAGAATATTTAATTGGGGATGGTCTTCTATCTAAAGCTTGGGAAATACTTTCTTTTGTAGATGATAATACGGCTTGGACTCAACCGCGGTTAAGAGATAGAGAGATGATTAAAATGTCTGGATACAAGAAAAATGTTAATGGAGCAGATGTAGAATTAGGAATGAAATCTCAAATAATGGGAGTATCATTGAAAGATGCCCCAGATAAAGTAAGGGGTAAAGCTGGGGAGTTAATATTTTTTGAGGAAGCGGGTGCTTTTCCAGGATTATTAAAAGCTTGGGAGGTAACAATGCCTGTGATGCGTCAAGGTGCTAAAACTCTTGGAACCATGGTTGCATTTGGTACAGGTGGTACAGAAGGAGCAGATTTTGAAGGTATGGAAGAGTTATTTTACAATCCAGATTCTTATGATTGTTTAGCATTTGAAAATGAATGGGATGAAGGTGGTAGAGGAACTTATTGTGGATATTTTGTACCTATCCAAGAAAACTTAGAAGGGTTTATAGATGATGATGGTAATTCAGACAGAGAAAAAGCTATCGAATTTGAAGAAGATAATAGAAATAAAAAGAAAGGGACAAATGATCCAAAAGCTTATGATCAATATATAGCAGAACATCCAAAAAATCCTAGAGAAGCAACCTTACAAGTATCATCTAATTTATTTGATATAGCATCTTTACAAGAACAATATAATAATGTTAGGGTAAATAAATTACAAGCTATAGGTACAAATGGAAAATTATATTATGATCATACTGGTAAAATACAATTTAAAGTAGATGGGGATTTAAAACCTATATCTAGATTTCCACATAGAAAAGAAGATAATTTACAAGGGGCTATTGTTATATATGAATCTCCATATAAAACGCAAGAACAACAAGTACCTATGAATATGTATTTAGTTTGTCATGACCCCTATGCACAATCTCAATCTGCAGATTCTTCATCTTTAGGATCAGCATATGTTATAAAAAGAGTTAATAATATATCTCAACCAGATGATTTAATAGTTGCAAGTTATGTAGCACGTCCTCATTCTCAAGATGAATTTAATAAAAATCTTTTTATGTTAGCAGATTATTATAATGCTAAAATAGGATTTGAGAATGATCGAGGAGAAGTAATTGCGTATGCGAGAAGGCATAGAAAATTACATAGATTACAGGAAGAATTTGAAATGTTAGATAAAAAAGATCTTAGATCTAGAACAGTTAAGCGTCAATATGGTATGCATATGACAGAACAAAGAAAAAGACAGGGGGAAATATATATACGAGATTGGTTAAATACTGTAAGATCTACAGATGAAAATGGAAACAAGTTATTAAACATGCATAAAATATATGACTTGGGATTATTACAAGAATTAATTAAATTTAATCATGATGGTAACTTTGACCGTGTAATGGCATTAATGGTTGGTATGTATCATACTAGAGAAATGTATAATGCTGAAGTTAAAGAAACATTAAGTGATAGAGCTGCAGACAAATGGTTTGCAGATAATTATGGATAGGGGGTGACAGGTTTGCCACTTGCTAGGTGATGTACCCAGCTTTGGAACGTGAGTTCGAGTCTCACCACCTCCACAAGTGTTATATAAATAATATAACAGATAAAATTTAAAAATAAACTTTAATTTATAAAAATAATCTTATTTTTGTACATAATAGGTTAATAAGATATATATGTATTTAGGATCAAACAAAATACCTCAACAACGAATTCCATTAAGTAAAAAAACTAAAAATTGGAGAAAAGAATGCGTAGAAGCATATATAGATATCTCTAATTCTGGAGTTAGTGAAAGAAGAGATTGGCTAAAAAGCCTATATGACTATTATAACGGTGTAATCGATGAAGCAGATTATAGATACGTACTTAAGCCTTACGGTAAAACAAGGCAAAACTTCCCCTCTAAAATGCGTAACTATCCTATTATCAAACCTATTATAGATTTGCTTCTCGGAGAAAAAGCCAAGAGGCCTATCAATTACACCGTTACCGTACAAAATGCTGATGCTCATACTATAAAAGAGCAAGCAAAAATGGATCTTTTAATGAAAAATTTCCAACAGCAATTTATAAATGGGTTAAATGCGCAGGGAGTGGATACAGGTAGTCCAACCCAAGAAGTGGATATGCCTGCGCATGTTGCCCAAATGTTTGAAAATACCTATATAGATCAAAGAGCAATATTTGGACAACAGTCTATAAATTATATAATGCAACATCAGGAAATCTATGATAAATTACAAAAAGCATGGTTTCATTTTTTAGTTGCAGGAGAAGTTTATACTTATAGAGGTGTTCGTGATTTTGATCCTTATTATGAAATATTAAATCCTTTAGATGTAGATTATGATAAAGATCCAGATGTTGAATTTGTAGAAGATGGGGATTGGGCATTAGTTAGAAAATATGTTCATGCATCTACAATTATTGATCATTATAGAGAATATTTAACAGACGAAGAAATATTACAATTAGAAGAACCTGAAAATGCAAGTTTAGATTCTTATTTAACAATGTCTAGTAGAGTAGATGATAGAGATATATTTAGAGATAGATTAATTGAAGTAATTAATGTATTTTGGAAAAGTAGAAAAAGAATAGGATTTTTAACTTATATTGATGAAGAGACTGGACAGATGGAAGAAATAGATGTAGATGAAAGTTTTAGAATGCCTGCGGAAATGAAAGAAATGGGAGCTAAAGTAGAATGGGAATGGGTTAATGAAATTTGGGAAGGAACAAGAATAGATGGAAAAACGTATGTAAAAATACAACCATACATAAATCAAAGAGCTTCTTTAGAAAACCCATCTAAATGTAAACTTCCAATTAATGGAAGAAAATACTCTGATCTCAATTCCAAAAACATTTCTCTAGTATCCCTAGGAATACCTTATCAATTAAATTACAATATCTATAAATATAGATTAGAATTAGCTATTGCTAAAAGTAAAGATATAATTGCACAATTTGATATTAATATGATCCCAAAGAAATGGGATTTAGATAAATTTATGTACTATGTAGAAGGTACAGGTATTGCGTGGGTAGATTATAATAAAGAAGGAATTCAATTATCTCCACAACATCAAGGAGTATTAGATTTATCAATAAAAACAATTGAGCAATATATAGTTCTTTTAGATTCTATTATGCAAGAATGGGAAAAAGTATCTGGAGTAAATAGACAAAGACAAGGACAGGTTGGAAGTTATGAAGGTAAGGCTACATCTCAACAAGCTATTGTACAATCTTCTCATATTACAGAAGATGTATTTAGAAAGTTTTCAAGATTAGAACAAAGAGATTTACAAGCATTATTAGACTATTCCAAAGAAGCTTGGTTAACAGGAAAGAAGGGAATGTATGTTATGCCAGATGGAGCTAAAGAAATGTTTGCTTTAGATTCAGAAATGCATTTAGAAGCAGATTATGGAATATTTGTATCAGACTCAGGTAAAGATATTGAAAAATTAGATATCTTAAAACAACTTGCTCAGTCAATGGTACAAAATGGTCTTCCTGCTTCTACAGTTGCTGAAATGGTTGATGCAGATAACTTTACTCAAATTAAAGATAAGATCAAAAAAGCTGAAAAATCTCAACAAGAATTAGCTCAAGCACAACAACAAGCAGAAGCACAACAGCAAGAAGCTCAAAGAGAATTAGAAAGGGAAAAGGTTGAAAATGATAATATGAATCAAGAAAAAGATAGACAAGTTAAAATTAGAGTTGCAGAAATTGCTGCTGAGGCTAAATTGATGGACAACCAATTTAATCTTGAAAAATCAATGAGAGATGCAAATTTAAAAGATAGAGAAGCAGATTTAAAATCTAATGATCATTTAGAAAAAGTAAGATCTAATCAAGCAAAAGAACAATTAATAAGAAGTGATCAAGATATAAGAGCTAAAAAAGATAAAGCAGATAGATCTCAAAAAAGAAAAGAAAAAGCAGATGATAGAAAAGATAAAAGTGAAGAAAGAAAACTTAAAAAAGAAGATTTAAGATTAAAAGAAAAAAACATAGATAAACCAAAACCAAATGCCTCTAAGTAACGAAGAACAAATGGAGATAATAAAGCAAGCTACTATGGAAGGATATCAAGGTAGTTTTACAGATCTCTTTAATCAAGCAGATCCAGAATTTAATATGCAAATACCAGAAGGTCCTTCTATAGATCAAAGTCCTGTACAACATCAAGGAATGTCTCCAGGTGCTCCTCAACCTATATTAGAATCTCAGGTACCTACTTCTCAATCCTTAGTTCAAAGCTATGAATCTGCACCTCCTGGTGAATCTCCATTAGGAGAATCAGTTTCTAGTGTAGTACATGAGCCTAGTGAATATAAAAGAGGAGGATATAAAGTATCAACTATGTTAGGAATAGAAGATAAAACCCCAGATCCAAATTCTTATATAAATAGTTATACAGATAATTATATAGATGTACAAACAGGAGCTATTAAAAGATATAGAACTGGGGGTGTTTTAGATGAAATAGGAAGAAGAGATATAGAAGAAGAAATAATATCAGGAAAACACAGAGGTAAAAGTAGAACAAATAAAGATCCTTTAGAATTTTTACAAAAATATCATACATCAGAAAGACATGCAAATATGATGAAAGACTCTGGATATAGACCTTATCAAATTCAAAATAGAACAAGATATATAGATTATAAAGGAGGACCAGAAATTAATTATATTGAAGGAAGTAAAACTAGTCATGCTAAACCTTATAAAAATATAATTAATATAAATCCTTCAGCAGATAAAAAAATATTTGGTTCAGCTATTTACAATCCAAAAGAAGTAGAAGCACATGAAATTAGTCATTTATCTTTAAGAGAAAATTTAAATGATAATGATAAACAAGAAATTTTAGAACGTAATTATAAAGTTAAAGAAAAAGGACAATTAGCATTTAAAGACATGACGTTAGCAGCTCAAGAAGTTAAAGCAGATTTAGATGGTCTAAGATATTTATTATATACAGAAGGAATACATGATGCTTCAAAAGAAGAATTTTCAAAAGCAGATTTAGAAAAAGCTAAAAGAAAATTATGGAATAAAAGTATAACTCTAAGAAGATTGTTACATCAATATTCAGATGAGGATTTAGAATGGTTATTAAATAATATAGCTATGGATTCTCCAGATCCTGATAGTGAAGAAGAAGAAACAAGGGATGCTAGAGTATAAATAAAAAAATAAGTGTTATATATTAAAGTGACACTCTAAAATAACTTTAATGATAAAAAACTAATTAATATTAATTAAATTTGTAAACCAATGAGTACAGACGATAAAAAAATAAATATAGACGACATTACCTTTGACGATGTTATAGGTGATGGAATTGAGGAAGCTGTAGCAGTAGCTGAAGAACCTCAAGCTAAAGAACCAGAAAATGTTGAACAAACTACGACTGAAACTACAGAGACTTCTCTTGATGATGATGCTAAAATTAAGCAGCAGGAAAATCAGAACGAAGGACAGGTTCTTGCGGAGACAACAATTGAAACTCCTCAAGAAACAAAAGTCGTTGAAGATGTTATTGAACCTAAGGAAGAAACATCTGAGGAAGATACAGTAGTTGGTCAAGTATTATCAACTTTAGGATATGAAACTAAAGATGCTTATGATGATACTCCAGATGGTTTAGTAGAAATGACAAAGGATATTGGGGCTCAAATTGCAGAAGAGCAATTAGAAGCTTTATTTAAAAAACATCCTTTAGTACAACAACATTTACAATATGTAATGAGTGGGGGTCAAAGTCAAGATTTTATGGCTTTAAATGATCCCAGATCAGATTTTTCTAAAATAAATATAAAAGAAGATGATGTTCAATCTCAAAAATATGTTATTGGGGAATATTTTAAAATGAAAGGTCATGATGATGCTTTTATTAAAGAAATATTAGAGGATTATGAAGACAGTGGAAAATTAAAAGACAAGTCTAAAGCTGCACATGAAGCTATAACAAAAGCCCAACAACAACATAAGCAACAAGTGTTACAACAACAAAAGTTGTATCAACAGAGAACTATTAAAGAAGAAAGAGATTTTTGGAATGGTGTTTTTGATACTATAGATAAATCCAAAGATTTCAAAGGTATAACAGTTCCTGAAAGAGAGAAGAGGAAATTTTTTGATTACCTCTCAAAACCTGTAACCAAGGAAGGTTACACACAAAGAGAATTAGATCATAACAAATCTGATATGGATGTGAAACTGGCGATAGATTATTTGATGTTTAAAGGTTTTAACTTAGATAAGTTAATCAGTAAAAAAGCTAAAACTAAGAGTGTTAAATCTCTTAAGGATAGAATAAAAAGACATCAACAAACTATCAAAAGCGCTAGGAAGACTCAAAGAACTCCTAGTAAATCCGTAGATATAGAAGACTTAGATCTAAATATCTTTTAACCTATTAACTTTTAAATTAGATAAAAATGGCATTACAACAAACAGGTAAGAACATTAGCGTCCATAAGACGTTTTATAATGATCAACAAATGACAGACATGAATAGTCTGGCAAACGCCTTGATGTCTAAGCCTACTGAATTATCTCCAATTATCACACACTTGGCTGGTAAAGACGACAAAAGATTTCCTCTATCATTCTTGACGGAAGGGGTTGGAAACGTTAAGTCAATGGATAGATTGGAATATGAATATCGTGTTAAAACTCATCGTAGAAAAACACGACCAGTACAGGTGGCATTAAGCGGATCGAATGTAGGGCTAGGAGGCTCCGCATTTGAATTAATCTTTCCAGATAAATGGTTTGTGTTCCCATACGTACTTGTAAACTCAAAAGGTGAACTTGCACGTATAATGAAGGAACCTACTCCAGTATCGGATCAAGGTTACAAATATACGTTACAATTAGTTAACCCATCTCCTACAGCTACTCTAACAGGTGGTTATGAAGTAGGTGATCTTTGGGCGCAATTGTACGCTCCAGTAGGAGTTGATTTCTCTAGAGGAAACGCTTCAAACTGGGAATCTCCAGGAATGGTACGAAACAAAATTGGTACTGTAAGAAAATCTTATCACATGTCTGGTCACGCGCGAGATTATGTTGCTGAGTTTAACTTACCTACTAAAGGAGGAAAGACTACCAAACTTTGGATGGATTATGAAGAATATCAACACATGCTTGATTTTAAAGAAGAATGTGAAATGTTCTACTGGTACGGTCAAAAAACTTATAACAATGCAGGTAACACTGCAATGAAAGATGAGAATGGTCAGCCAGTTATCGTTGGTCCTGGGCTCTTAGAGCAAATAGTAAATAAGGAAACTTATTCTTCTATGACAGAAACAAAGATCAAAAATATTATTGGAGATCTTTTCTACGGGATGACCGATTCTCAAAACAAACAAGTTACGCTTTACACAGGAACAGGTGGTATGCGTGAATTTGATGAAGCTTTAAAAGGACACTTTCAGAATACTACTACTAACGGGTGGAAAACTGGAGGAGAAAATAGATTCATCACAGGTTCAGGCAGAAACTTGGGAATGACAGGGTACTTTACTTCTTATGAGCACATTGATGGACATGTAGTAAATGTAGTTAAACTACCTTTATTTGATCATGGTCCTGTTGCTCAGGCAAGAGATAAGCACCCTACTACTGGATTCTCACTTGAATCATACAGAATGGTATTTGTTGATCAGTCTAACTATGACGGTCAAGCAAACCTTCAAATGCTTTCTAAAAAAGGAAGAGAAATGATGAGATGGTGTGTAGCTGGTAGTGTGGTACCTAGAGGATTTGATGCAGGATCTGCAAGAGCTTCTGATGTTGACGGTGCGTCCGTTCACATGTTAAAAACAGGAGGTATTGTATTGAAGAGATTTGACACTTCTCTAGATATCGAATGTGTAGCGTCATAGTATAGCATAAGGATACTTATGTTATTTCACGTTGCATCGTGAGTCTATATAAATTGGTTTTTAGTTAGGTTGTGGGGAAGCAATTCCCCCTTCCGCTAAAAACTTTTAAAATAGGAGAGTTATTCTTTCCAACCTATTAATAATCTAAAAAGAACTGAAATTATGGCAAGTAAAAAAGTCTATTTAAGACGGAAGGCAATTGATAATTATCTTCCAGAAGAAGTCCGCGCTGAGTCGGTTATGAAACTCAGTAGTGTTTTTGTTAACAGACAACCTTTAAAAGGGTTTGACCCTGAAGACGAAAAAAAATATCTAAATGGAATTTTAGATGTTGATCCAACTAATCATGATTGGCCAAAACATGCAAAAAGATTTTGGGCAGAATTAAGCATCAAAGTTGGATTTGAAGGAGTTGAAATGGAAATTGGAAAAGACGACAATGGAAATCCTTTGCAAATTATGGATTGGATAAATTATAATTTTGCATTAAGACATCCACATGTTTCTTTGACAGAAGAAGAAATGAACGCTAGTTTTACTAAACGTTTTTATATTCAAGATCTTTCAAGAGATGAAGCTAAGAAGAATTTAAGTATTCAAGGCAAAAAAGATGCAGATAAAGAGTTTATCAAAATCTCTTCTGATAAGAAAAAGATGGCATGGGTATTAAGATTAATGTCTAGTACAAATCCAGATATTATGAGTAGAGAGCAAATAGAAAATGCTTTATATGATCTAAAAGAAAAAGATCACAAAAGATTTTTCAAAATTGCAACTGATAAACACCTTAGTATGAAAGCAGAAATTGAGGAAATGGTTTCAGCTGGAGTTCTAAGAAAAATTGGAAATCAAGTTATCTTTATTGATGAAGTATTGGGTGATACAATGGATGACACAATAATTCATTTAAAAGATAAAAAGAATTCTGGTAAATTAACAATATTAAGAGCAAAACTTAAAGAGTTGACAGTATAGTGGATATATTTGAAATGCATAGAGCAGTAACACAGGGCGTTGATAAAATTAACGCCCAGGTTGCTGACACACTACTAACGGGTGAAATAGATAGAGAGCTTAATAAAGCAATACAAAGATTTATTACAACTAGATTTCAACAAGGTAATAGATATGGTAAAGGCTTTGAAGAGTCTCAAAAAAGAAGAGACGATCTAAGAACGTTAGTTAAAGATGTAGAAACTAATACTGATTTTAAAGAACAACTTAGAAATAGTACTCATCCAGATGGGGCTTTATATATAGATTCTTGGAAGTTACCGTATGATTATATGTATATGATTAATGCAGTAACAATAATAGCTAGAAAGCCAGATTGCTCAAAAATATCCTATCAAATGAAAGATCAAGATGATATGTATTCTTTCATAATGGATTTTAAAGAGTTTATAGGAAATGGTGGAACGACATATATTGATGAAATATATTTAATTAATAATATTGATAATGCTTTTAATGCAGCTGAATGGGGCGCAGAAGGAGCGATGTCTACATTAATTTGGCAAAATACAGATTTTGAAGATGTAGCACATCCAGAAAACCAAATGGAAGTGGTTGAGAATATTATTACTGGTGGTACTGAAACACTTTTAAGTAATGAAATGTGGTTTCCTATTTTTTGGGAAAGTTGGGATAATAGTAATTCTGTAGAAACAGAATATCAATATGCACAAGAAAGTTTAATAGGAAATATTGGATCATATAATTATCCAAATTCTTTAATTCTTGTAGGACTTGAAGAGATGATAGCTCCTTTAGTAGGTGCAGGACAACAAGAAGATGGAAGTATAATTCCTCTTACAGATGATCCTTCTTTAGAAGCATTAGGTGCGGTTCGTCCTCATTTAATAGGAAGATATCAAAATAATACAGTAGTTAGTACTCCTGTAGTTTTTAATCAAGATCTTTCTTTAAAAAGAGTACCAAGTACAAAAAATTTTATAAGAGAAGCTTATAAATGTAAAATGGTTCAACATGATGATATTTTTGCTATGATTAGTGACCCATTTAATAAAACAAAATACAGTAGTCCTCTGACTGTAATGAGAGGAGATAAAATAGATGTTTTTACTGACGATCTGTTTATAGCAGATAAAATCAGATTAACATACATAAGAAAACCTGCTATGGTTAGTTTAGGTCAATTTGTAAACTGTGATCTGCCAGATCATACACACGAAGAGATTGTAATGTTAGCAGTTGGTAGTATTTTGGAAGCTATTTCCGATCCAAGATATCAGACTCATTCAGTTGAGAAAAGCCAAATGGAATAATGTAAATTAGAATATTAATTTTAAAATAATTTAAAATGGCAAGACAATTTTTAATAGGAGAATTAGGATCAACATCTTATTCTTCTGGTAAACTAGCTGATACAGGACTAGATATTCAAGTTCTTGATGTTAGTAATGATGAGGGTCCAGTTAGTTATGACCCAGAATCTACTCCAAATCCAGATATGTTTAGAATAGTTCAAGGTACTACTTCAGGACCAAATGTTTATTCAAACTGGATGAATCCAAGAAATGTAATAGTTTTTGATGGTAGTTCATATGAATCTGCAACGGCTTCTACTGCAACATTAACAATAGCAGGTGATTCTGTTACAACTAGTGGGCAAGATGGTTTACTTCATATAAAACTAGCTTACCTTAATGGTGATGTTGAGGAATTTTATAACTTTACGGCAGATTTTAATGCTGGTGGAGGCGGTGTAACTACAGCAGATACAGCTGCAGATGTTCTTATTGGTAATGCATGGGATGCAATTCCTGATGGTAATAAACCAGATTGGGTTCATGCAGATGTAAATGTTTCAGCAGGTACAACAGTAGTATGGTCAGGGGTTAAACCTGGTGATACAACTAACTCTGGTGGTACTTGGGATAAAGATGCTTCTAACATACAAGTTTCTATTTCAAGTAGATCTGATATTGCAACTGCAGTATATACTACAGCTAAAACAGCAGGTGATAATGGAGTAGGTACTTATTATAGTGTAAAAAAGTTTGAAGATAAAATGAAAGGTATTATGTATGGTTACTACAACAGACGTGATCTTCCTAACACTCCAGACAATGGAGCTGTAGTTGGAAGCACGTATGATATGATAACTATCGTAGCTACTAAAGATGGAAGCGCAATGAGCGGACAAATTCATGGAGTAGATAACTTAGATGAAGTATTTATTGCAGGTAAAGTTGACATTGCAACTATTTCTGGAAACAATGAAGATTCATTTGTTAGTAAGTTGAACGAACTTATTCCTTTAAATAACATAGGAGTATAATATTAATTTTTAAAAATATAAAAACATGGCAAATACAGCAAGAACAACTTTCGATAAAGATCTTAACTTTAAAAGATGGTTGACAGGTAATACAAAAGGTATGGCTACTGGAGTAACACCAAACAATGCAGCAGTAGTTGCTGCACAGGGTGGAACCCAATCTCAAAAACATGCAGCAACATTAATTGCAAATAAATATAATAGTACTGATTCTACAGGATCTGCAGCATCTGCAGCATATTTACCTCCTGCAGTAGCGGGAACACTAGTGGTACTTGAATGGACAGGTGATGTTGATGATTCTACGGGAGCATGGAAAATCTATGCAAACGGTGGATTTGCAGCAGCATCTGGAGGATCAGCTTATTCAGGTAATGTATTCGCAACTCAAGTTGTAACAATTGGCGGTACTACAGGTAAAAAATCTGCAGCAAGCGATGCTTCAGATACATTGGTTTGGACTCCTGCAGCAACTGCAAATAATGCAATGGGTGATGCGGGATCACAATGGTGGTTTTACTGCATGCATGACGGTGAGTGGATGGTTAAAGCTAGAGCAGTCCCTTCTGGAACAGGAGAAGACGGTGCTTTAACTTGGGAATAAGCATATTTTAATAATATAGATTGGGGGATTTACAGATCCCCCATATCTATTTAATCTTTTTTATTTATGGCAAGTATAAACTTATCATTAACTTCAGATTGTAGATTATTAACTTATAAGATTACTTCACCAATACCAACAGTAGAAGGAGCAGAGTCTCAGGATCAACTAGAAAATACTGAAAATGTAGTCGCAATTGAAATTTACAATAATGGAGTTTTAGTCTCTAATACAGATACAGCAATACTTAATTATGCTAATGGAGACATATTTACTAATACAACAACTATATCTGTTCCAGAAGTTATAGGATCAGATGCTGGTATAGTTACAGTTTTAATGAGAAATGCTGAAGGAGAAACTACAAGTTCTGCTATTCTATGTTCTTGTGAACTGGATTGTTGTTTAGCACAAAAAGTTTTAGATCTAACAAATTGCACAGATTGTGATTCAAAGTGTAGTGATCAATTAGTTATAAGTCAAAAGATATTTTTATACATGGAGTCTATAAGGACTCTTTTAGGTAATTTAGGAGGAGACATAACAATTAATCAAGGAATCATATCTCAGGCACTAGATACGTATAATGCTGCTAAAGCATTATGTTCTGGTAGCTGTGGTTGCAACTGTTAATCATGACAATAAACTTTAAAGGAAAAACAAATAACTTATCAACTAGTAAGTCTAAATTAGATCCTAGGTGGGATAAATATTCTAGTGCAGCTACTATAGCTACATCAGGATCATTTTCATCTAATATGCCTAAATTGGCTCAAGGGGTAGTCTATCTTCAAAAAAATAATAGACTAACTATAGATATTAGATATAAAGACGATAAAGAGTATGATAGAATTGTTAATGTTATAGATAAATCAAAATCTAAAAAATTAACAACAGAGTTTGGAAATGAAGGTAATGTTACGTTAACTTATAAAAATTGGAATAAAAAACTTTCCTCTACAAAAGAATTAATTTTAGTATTTGCATCAGGTTTTAGAAAAACTATAAGATTAAAAGTACCAGGTACAAATTCTAAATTAGAAGGTTCTGTAGATAGTGTAACCTCTATATTATCTTCTTCACCTTATGAAAATTTATTATCTGTAGATGTATCCAACGCATCTTCAGCAGTCAATGATATATTAGTTGGAATATACCCTAAAGCAGATCCTTACGATGTGTTTAATTGTTCAGGAGTATTTTCTTATAGACTTCCTTTTGCATATTATATAAATTCAGATTCAATTAATGAAGTATTAGTTAAAAAAGGAATAACTTCTTCAAATAAAAATGTAGACAAAGGAATGTCTACAAGAGGTGTAGGTCATTTATATCCTGCATCAAAAGCTCAAGAAATACATTTTTTAAATGTACATATTTCTGGAGAAACTACAATAAGAAATAATTCTGAATTAATGTCTAGAGCAAATTCTAGCTCTTTTACATATGGATTTATATACGGTGAAAACTTATATGACATTCCAGATGATGCTCCAGAATTTTATGTATGTATGGATGAAGGAGACTCTTCATATTATAGAACAACTAGTAGAGATTGTGATGGTACTTCAATAGACTCTAAATATATAGATGGAAGTAGTCCTGCTAGATTTTTAGATGGTCAATGTTGTACACATAGTTGTTCTGGATTTTCTGTTAAATTAATAAATACTACTGGAGCTAATGCAGATTGGACAAGCTCTGAAGGAAAAATAAAAGCTGTAGTTACAGGAGGTCAAGGAGATTGGATTTATAAAGTAGAAAATAGTACAACTGGATTAAGTACAACAGTTACTTCAGCAGAATCAGAATATGAATTTACAGGATTAGCTTTTGCAACTTCAGATGAAACTCCATACAAAGTAACAGTAACAGATGCTAATGCTTGTAATGTAATAGCTTATATACATTTAAATAAAAATGTAAGTATAGAGCAAGGACTAATGCAAGGATGTACAGACAGTGGTGGAATAAATTATGATTCTGATGCAGATGTAAACACAGGATGTTTGTACTGTATGAGATTTGGATCTAATGGTCGTGGTTATTATGGTTTAAGTTTTGGAAGAAGCTCTGGAGCAAGTAAAGAAATAGGAGTACAACTTATTACAAATGAAACTAGTAAAGTTACACATGCAACTTCAAGTGGATCTAGTAGTGGAAAAATATATTTTAAAGGATCTATATTTCCTGCTGCATTACCTATAATTAATACAGATACAGATGAGGCATTTCAATTTAAATTATATACTTTAAGTTCAAATAATTTAAATAAAGATGAGATAATAGCTATAAGTCCAACAACAACAGTAGCTAGTGTTCCAGATTTAGAGCACGAATTTGATGGTTTAGCTCCAGGATGGTATGCTATAGGTATAGAGGTTTCAAATCTTAGTACTTTAGCACATTGTATTAGTATTCATAGATTTGAAGTTAAGTATGGAGGATGTATGGATAAGCTAGCTAGTAATTATGATAAAGATGCTACTTATGATAACGGGGGATGTACTTATACGTGTAATGAAAAAGTAGTTGGTATTATTGTAGAATCGCTTGATAATAAATGCTTAAAAACTGTTAGAGTAAGTAGAAAGAAAAAATACGAAAATATAACTTGGAAAATAGGAACAGAATCAAAAACAGGACCTGGACCACATTTAGCAAAACCAGAAGATTATGTACAAGTATGGATAGAAAATACAAAAACAAAATGTGTTGATTCTGCAGAGCTTTTTATAAAAGAAGAGAATTGTACTAAATCAATGATCTTACAAGCGTACTCAAACAGTATATTAAATTCTGGAGGATGTACAGATACAACAGCTTTTAATTATAATTGTGACGCTATATTTGATGATGGAACATGTATTCCTGTTGTACAAGGATGTATGGATATGGAATCCCCAAGTTATAATCCAAGTGCAAATGTAGATGACGGATCGTGTATAGAATTTATACAAGGATGTCTTAATCCACAAGCTTTAAATTATAATCCATTAGTTACTCTGCATGTTGAAGTATTATGTATGTATAGTAATTTAGAATTGCAAAATGTTAAGTCTGGTTTACAATGTCCAAGTACTCCTCTTACCGAAGTTCCTATTTATAGTACAAATCCTAATATAACAAATCTTAATTTTGATATAGTTTCAGGAGCAACAATAGGAACAGGTTCTACTCTCAAAGCATATAAACTTCCACATAATAATCTTTTAGAACAAGGATTTTCTATTAATACGTTAACATTTCCTTTAGAAGATAGTGGAATGAAACCTGATGCTACATGGAATTTAACAGGAAATGATTCTCCTTTTTATAATAATTTTGGTACAGGTCCAGATCTTCTTCTTTGGCAAGGTAGTGAACCTTATGAGCCTTACTTATTAGATATAGGTGGCAATTATATAGCTTCAATTAATTTAGATGGTACATTTGCTGCAAATAGCGGAACTTTAGGATATGGTGCTTATATATTTGAATTAAAAATAATAAGAAACGGAAAACCTTTTTATTCTAGAGAATGGTTTACCATACCAAACAGTGGTGATAGTTTTCTTTGTGACATGATTCTAACTGGACCAGGAGCAGATCCAGCAATAACTAAAGATGGTTCAGGTTCTAAAGCAAAAGGGTGTACAGATCCTAATGCTTCTAATTATTTAGGCCAAAATTCTTTTACTCCTAATATGTTTCCTGTTTTAAGTTATCCAGCAAACAATACATTTTATTCTCCACAGGGATTAGAAACTTTTAATACAGGAAATCCTCAAGGAGCAGGTGCAGAATTATGTAAATATCAATTAGATAAAATCTGTTTACCCCCAAGAATAGATTCTCAAATTGAGTATTTAGAAAAATGTATAATGAATTCATCTGTAAATTGGTATAATAAAAATATAACAGGAGGAGAAAAATCTTGTGATGATATGGCTTTATGGACAATGATATTTATAAAATATCTTGTATCTAGAAAAGGCTTAGATTGTATATTTAATTGTGCAGACTCTGGAACTCCAAATTATCAACCTCAAACATGTGAAGAAAAATGGGTAGCAGGAGGAAGTAAAGTATGGGCATATTCGCCTGATACTTATACGGGAACTAATTATTATGGAGGAGAGATAATTAAATATGATACAGTATTTCCTTGGATGGGAGATGAAATACCAGGAGGTTCTACTATTTGGACTATAAAAGGGGCTGGCTGTGGGCCTTGTGGAAATCCTTATGGTAATGGATCTGAAAACTTTATACTATGTAAAGACGACAAAGTTTTTAGTGATAATACGAATTATTTAGATAAATTTTTTAAATTTGCAACTAAGTATTGTAAATCATGTCAGCCATGTTCTTTCTTACCAGGGAATAAGCCGACTATTTTATATAATAGTGATTCGTTTACATATAGTACTGAAACAGATGGCACATTAACAATAGGAGGCATAAGTCTAGAAATGAATGGGGAAGAATATGGAGTGGATGATCCTAATTTGGGTCCTTATAATCCATATGGATTAGACGAAGATGCTAATTATCCTAGTGAAGAATATTAATTAACAATACTTAAAAATAAAATATAATGGCAGAAATAACTTCATTAACTTCGATTTTAAAATCCAATATAGGGTTAAATGATTATTTTGTAGTGGCCAATTCATCTACAAAAAAAGCTAGAAAAATACAGGTTCAATCTATGTTTGCTTCAGTAATAACTAAAGGAATAGGTGGAGAATCTTTATGGTCTAGTGTAACAAATAGTAATCAGATAAATTTAAAAGGATTAACATCAGCGGATAGCAAAATTACAGTTACAACTAGTAGCGATAATTTAGTACTAACTTTAGTAGAAAGCGCTATAGATTTAAGTAAATGCGATAATACAACTTCTGCGTTTATAAAATCTATAAATTTAAGTGGAGCTATTTCTGGGGTATTACCAGTTGGATATGGTGGTACAGGACTTTCTACAATTAGTAAAGGATCTGTTTTATATGCTAGTGCTGCAGGTACTATATCAACAACAACTTTAGCATCAGACGGGCAAATATTAGTAGGTAATGGTACAACAGGATATCCTCAAGCAGCAACAATAGCTAGTTCAGATTCTTCAGTAACAGTTACAAATGGAGCTGGAACTATTGATCTAAAGGTAGCAGCTAGTAGTGCATTAGCAAGTCATTTAGATACTCAAACATATAATATTAATTTAAATTCTGTAGCAGGAACTAGTTTTATAAGTGGGGATGCTACAAATGAAGGTATTACAGTAGATGCAACAGGATATGTTGCAATTGGAGATTCAACTCCAACAGTGCCTACTTTAGATTCTCAATTAACATTAATTGGGAATGCTGATAAAGCAATAACAATTGGAAATGTTAATAGCTATGCAGATAGAACAATACAGTTTAAAGATGCAGCAGCAAGTGTAGCAGGGATTAATGGTACAATAAAAGGAGCAAGTGCTACTCACGGTAATTTTGCTGGAGGTAGTATAACTATAGAAGCTGGTAAAGCAACAGGTAGTGGTGCAGCAGGAGGATTAGTATTAAGTGGGGGAGATGTTACTTCAGGAGCACAAGGATCTGTATATATAAAAGGATATATATCAACTGGAGCTCAAAGAACAGCTTTAACATTTACTCCTACAGCAACTGAAGTACCAGCAAATTTTGCATATGGAGTTGAAATTCAAGCTCCTGCAAGTGGTATATCTTTAGTATCTAAAAGTGCAGTTGATGCCGCTACAGGTATGTCAAATAAAACTGGAGTTGTAGCACCAACTATAACTGCTAAAACTCAAATAGCAAACGGCTATTCAGGAGCTTTAACTGCAAATACACATTATTTAGCACCAGCAGATGGTAATAATGCAACTATGACATTACCTGCGCAAGCAAGTTCTGTTAAAGGAGATACTATTATTGTAGAATATCATAATGATATGAGTAACGGGCAAACACATAAATACGGAACATCAACAGAAATGTTTATGGCAGGATCTGCTTGCTATAGAATGAATGGAGCAACAGGATCGGCTGTAGGTTTAATACAAACAGTAGATGTTGCAGATGGTACAGGAGATGATTTCTTAAACTTAATAGGACTGACCAATGCAGGCCCAGGTATTGGAACGTTCGTAATATTTACATTTAATGGGGCAACATGGAGAGCAGAAGCAAAATGTACATCATCAGGAACTGGTGCTGCTACTAACGCTTCAGTATTTGCTACTTCATAATAATTATTAACTAAAAATAAAATCAATTTAAAATGGCAAAAACAAAATTAAAAACCACATGCGGAGAATTAGTAGATCTAATGAACGGACTTTTTTCAGTTCAAGATGTACCAGGAAAAGACTTTGCTTTAATAGTTTCTAGTAATATGACTAATCTTCAAAAAGTTTTAAAACATCTTGAGGAGGCTGGAAGACCTTCAGAGGAGTTTATAAAATTTGCTGCAGAAATGCAAAGATTACAACAAACTAATAGTGACGATGCGTTAAAAGAATTAGAAAAAGCTAACTCAGAATTAATAGCGGAAAGAAAACTTCAAATGGAAAAAGTGCAAGAATTATTAAAAGAAAGCGCTGAAGCAGAATTAGAAGTTTTACCTAAAGATATGCTTCCTAATAATTTAACGGCAAAACAAATTAATAACTTAGAAAAAATAATAGTATAATGGCAATTAGAAATGATTCTGATAAATTTTTACAGGGTATAAAAAATCTTGGTGAAAAAGGTAATGGCTCTCATGGAGCATTTTTTATAAATGATACAGATTCACATACTGCAGCAGGCGGATGGAATGCAATTACATTTACAGAAAATACAGTATTTACTACATTAACTGCAAGCAATTGGAGTGGTGATACCTTTACTACTCCAGAGGTCTTTCCTGAAGGATTAACTATATATGGTAATTTTACAGTGATAGCTCTTGAAAGTGGAGCGTGTATAGCATATTTTGCAACTAGTAATACTACTGTAACATAATGTTAAGTTTAAGATCATCAAATACTAGTAGTTCTACTAAATTTAGAAAGAAGAAATTTAGTTCTGTAAAGTCTGGTCCTGTAGTATGGATAGACTTTACAGATCGTAGAACTGTATATAGTGATGATTCTGGAACATTAGCAAATACTGGTGATACAATACAATTTGTTGATAATAAAGCTTTTGATAAAAGATTTGGTAGATCTTCTACTGTATGTATAGGATCAGGTTTAAAACAACAAACTTCATCAAGGAGACCTGCTTTTGTAACAGGAGTTTACGGTTTAACTGCCGCTAGATTTGATGGTGCTAATGATCAACTTTTAGGAGATAAAGCTGTGGCAGCTGTAGCAACAAATCGATTGTCGACTTCACGTTTAGATGGGCAGGACATAACTGTGTTTTGGGTAGCAAAAAATGATAGTACTACTCCAGGACAAGAAAATGTTTTAGTCTTTGGTTCTCATGATGTAACTGATGGATCAAGTGATCCAATACAGATTGGTGTTCAGAATAATGATTATCGAATATTTATGGGAGATGCAAGTGATAAAAGTGGAGATGTTAATATGAATACTAATAGACAGGCAACAACAAATGTTGAACTTTGGACAGTTAAATTTGCTGGAAGTTCAAATGCTTACATGTATGCAAATGGTGATACTAGTGACGGTATAACCAATGGAACAACTAAAGATCATGGGTATCCGTTAGATGTTAATAATCTTGATTGTTCAATAAATATAGGAGCTGGGACTTGGGACGGTGATATTTATGAGTTATTAGTATATAATACAGCTTTACCTGACAAAGAAATAAAAGAGATAGAGCGAAAATTAAAACAAAAATATAAAATAACATAATGAAAAATATAATAATTTTACTTATATTAATTTGTAGCGTAGGAAACGCACAAGAGTTAAAAAACTTTTTTAAATACTCTACGTTTTATACGTCACTAAGTATGAATACTAGTTATATAGAAGATCAAGACTATATAGCTATAGATAAGGGTTACGTAGATGTAACTGAAATTAATAAATTTGATTACAATTTAACAATTGGAATCCGAAAAATAGCAAGATTTGATTATGAATACAAAGTTAAAACGTGGTATTATGGTACTGAAAGAGCTGTTGCAGATAACGTTACTATTGGTAATGCTAACGGTTGGGAGTATCTTTTTAATTATTCTTTTATACGTAATCGTGGTGAAACATTTACTGATCAGAATTACTGGATTAGATACTTGGGAGATAAATGTGTCACAAAAGTACAGTACAAAGACAATCAAAGAGTAGATCTACAATTTACATCTTTTGATACAAGATATAGAATAAACTCAGGAAACTGGGACTTTACAGCAGGCGTGGTGATTAGAACTCATCCTGCTTATGGCTTTGTACCAATCAGGGATTTTTGGGTACCAGGCGAATCTACCTTTCAACAATTAGCGGAAGACTTTGGCTATGCACCTGAACAATGGGTTCAAGGTTTCTATGTTAATAATAACTGGTATGATGTATCAGGAGGTGATTCTGTTCTTGTAGCAACTAGTAACGATGAGTTCTTTAACCACTATTTTGGAGATGCAGTTGCATCTTTTAATCAAAGAGAGTTAGAGAAATTAGGAAATCAAAAGGAAATAAGTACAGTATTTGGATTAGCTTATTATAAGTATACTCCAAAGTTTTGGTTACATGCATGGGTTAATTGTATGCCTTATCATGTAGGATTAGATGATTATTCTTTTGATTATTTCCAACCAGAATATAATAATGAAACAATACCTGCATGGGTTGAATGGGATGCTGGTATGGTATTAGGAACTAGGGTAACAAAAAATCTTGGTTTATTTATAGAGGGTACTCATATGAGATACTGGATGAAACCAGTATATGAGGTTAAATTTGGGTTTAACTATTTAATATTTTAAGATATGAAAAGAATTATATATATACTAGTATTGTTTATAGGCTCGTTTGCTTATGGACAATTTGATTTTCAACAATTATGTTTAGATTGTGCTGAACAAGAAGGTTATTATTGTGGAGATGATCCAGAAAACTGGACACAATATGCTCCGCTAGGATGTGTACAAACATCATGGATTAACGATGGATGGGAAGATTGTGTCGATGCCAGTGATGAAGGGGCTGATGTAGTACCAACATTACCAATGAATTGTGTACCACCTCCACCAGATTGTGATACAGTATACGTAGATGTAATAGAATACATTTTTGAAACAGATACAGTAGAAGTTGAAGTGCCTTTTTATATTTATGAAACAATTCTTCAAATAGATACAGTATATAATACAGAATATATAACTCAAATTGTAATAGATACAGTAGAAGTAGAAACATTTGTACCTGAATATATATACATAACTGATACAGTAACTGTATATGAAGATGTACTAGATACTTTATTTATAGATGTAATTGAGTATGTAGATGTATTTATATTTGATACAATAGTACAAATAGAAACAGAATACATAGAGTTTTTTACTACTGATACAATAATAGAATATGTAGATGTTATTTATACTGAATACTTAGATTGTGATACAGGATTACCGTGTAACACAAGTATACCTGAAATTATAGAACAATCTAAAGGAGATAATAGAATGTACAATTTATTAGGGCAAGCTATAAGACAACCTGAAGGAATATACATTCAAGATGGCAAAGTAAAATTTAAAATAGATTAATGAAGATATTTAAAGATAGTAATGATTGGAATGAAAAAGCTATAGTTGGCTTTGTAGCATTCTTAATAATGGTCATAGTTATGATCATAGATTTAGTAACTGGAGCAGCTGGATACGATCTAGTTATAAATGAATTTGTATATGATTCATTTGTATGGGTAGTATTAGGATGCTTTGGAATAAGTGGAATAGAAAAATTTGCTAAAAAATAAATGAAGTGGATAGGCCAGCATAAAGTAACGGGTAAAACCAAATCTACAGGTAGTATTACTACTGGTGGGCCTATTATATTACAAGAAAATTTATCTGGGCAATTGGGTGAGCATAAAACTGTTAAGAGTACATCTGCTTTAACTTTAAAGGGAACAAATGGTGTAGCAGGAAATATAACATTAGATGCATCTAATGATATTTATATAAATGCAGATGGAGGAGAAATAATTTTTCAAGATGATTCTGCTACATTAGCTACTATAGACACAAATGGATTAAGTTTTATAGATAATACAGGGGCTGGAGTTAGATTTGAAGGTTCAACAGATGATGCTCATAACACAGTTTTATTAGCTACTGATCCAACTGGAGCTAGAATATGTATGTTACCAGATGCTAGTGGAACTTTAGCTTTAACAACGGACACATCTCCGTATATCCAGGTTAGGTTAAATCGTGATGATATTTACGTTCTTTATCTTAACACTAGGACGTATTGGTACTCTGTATCAGGATCTGCTGGTTACACAGGAGAGTTAAATGTTAGTGCAGGAAACTGGACTAGTTGGAGTGATGATAGACAAGCTAGGCATGCTGGTTATATAGCAACAAGAGCTTGTAAAGTAAATAAAGTTAGGTTTGTAGGATTATTTTCAACTAGTTATACATCTGGAGCTTTAGATTTTGAGTTTGCTATTCAAAAATGGACTCCAGGTAATAATACTACAAATACTGTTACTACTACGCATATGACTCATACTGATCATGATGGTTCATATACAGAAGGGCGTATATATAATTTAGAGTTTGCTGTAACGGGCAATAATACATTAGCAGCAGGAGATGCTTTTAGTTTATTTGCTAGATGTAATGATTCAAATTCATCTGCAAGATTACAGTTATGGTATGGCGGGTGTAATGCAGAAATAGAATTAACTTAAAAATAATTATGGCACTAACAGGTAAAAAATATTCATCAGTTCACAGTTTAACTGGAAGTGGTAAAGATAAAATGAAAGGTGTTTTTGATGAAGGACATATACAGCATTTAGCAGAAAATGAATCAGATAATCCTGTATTAACATCATTAATATATCAAATACAGGAAATGCAAGATGAGCTAGATTATCTTAGAACAGAAATAAGTTCTAATAAAGATAATAAAATAGTTATTGGATCAAATACAGTAGTATCATTTGGTGATATGGTTTTTACTACGGTAAAAGGTAAGACAACTTATAGTATAGTAATGACCGTTGCTTATACTGATCCTTCTAGCAGTAAGGTAACAACAAAAACAACAACATTAAATTTAGCTTAATATGCTTTTAAACTATGTAAATTTAAGTGGAACAGGAACAGAAACTCTTAGCGCAGCTTTGACAGATGGTTCTACAAAAACAATAACAAGACTATTAATATGTAATAGAGATAGTACAGCAATAACAGCAAGCCTTTGGTTACAAAATGCTGGAGGAGATATATATTATATAATAAGAAATGTAGAAATAGAATCGGGATATACTTTAGATGTTTTAGATGGAGATCCTTTAGTATATAATGATACTTATAATTTAAATGCCTCTTTAGGCGATGCAGGATATGTTGCGGATGTAATTATTAATGAAACAAGAACACACTAAAATGACAAAAGAATTATCAGAAGACAGTAAATTTAAAATAAGCATTAAAACACTTCTTTGGATTGTAGCAGGAGTAGCTACAGTAATAGCAGGTTATTATGGAATGCTTTCAAATATAAATACCAAATTTGTAGAATTAGAACAAAAGGTGCAAGAAGCTTTAGAAAAACCTAAGCCAGGAACAGGAACCTATACAATTGATATGGGAGATCCTGCTGCTTCACAAACTTGGCCTCCAACAAGAATGGAGTTTAACATGAAAGATCAAATGGCGAGAGATAAAATTGATAATGTTATAAAAGAAGTAGAAGAACTTAAAGAAGAACTTAAAGAACTTAGAAACAAATGAAAAAATATTTAGTCCTCATAATGATCTTTATAACCTCGTTATGCGGGGCTCAAGATCTGTTAACACCAGACAACTTTAAAAAAGAGACAAGTAGAGGTATTGTAGTAGTGGAGTTTTGGGCAGCTTGGAACGATGCTAATTCTTGTACATGGTTAGAAAATTTAAAAGAATGTGAAGTATATAGAGTAGATATAGGTACTCATATGAAACTACAACAAGAATATAATATTTCTGCTATACCAACATTAATTATATTTAATAATGGTAATGTAGAAGAAGAAATAAAACCCAATATAATGTTTCAATTAGAAGCAGATAAGAAAGAAGTCCAGGGTAAAGTGGACGATATAATATTAAAACAATTTAATTAATTAAGATATGGCAACATTAACACCAACACTTACTTTAAAAAGTACAGACGCCCTTACAGATAGTTTAGAACTAACTGTAACAGATAGCTTATCAGTATTGGGGCAATCAAAAAGATTTACAAAAGTATTAGCAACAACAGCTACAGATATATTATTAGCTGCAGATTATACAAAATCATATGTGTATTTACACAATAAAGCTACTGCAGCAACTGATACTGTAACAATAGGAAAAAAATCAACTGTAGGAGGTGCATCATATAACGATGATCCAACTATAGATTTAGACAGTACTGCAAATATTAGTTTTGGAATGACTGTTTCAGGAACTGGGGTTTC